GATTAGATATAAAATCTTGCCCTAACTGTTATTCATTGGTGAAGATGTATGTATAATTCTTTATATATGATAATTGGGTATATATAATCATGGGTGCATTCCAACACAATGTTTTCCAGAAGGATGTTTTTCAGGGAGCAGACTCAATAGCACTAACAATAAATGAAACCATAGAAGTACCAGATGACAAGCAAGGAGTATTCCAAAACAACATATTCCAATCAAATGTATTCCAAGGTACAGTAGGTGGACTTGTTAAAGTAATGTCTCTTGTAAGATTTATTAATGAAACTGAGGCAATATCTGACCCTAATGTATATGTTAGAGCATTTGTAAGAAAGATTAATGAGACTGTTCAAGTTATTGATACTATTTCCCCACAACATGATTGGGTAAGAGCAATTAATGAAACCATGCAAATTTCAGAAGGAGTAAGAAAGACTAGAGATTTGGGGAGAATAATAAACGAAACATTAGCATTATCAGAAAACATACACAAGGCAAGAACTTTGGTAAAAGAAGTAGCAGAGACAGTTAACCTATTACAACCTATTGCTTTATTCCAGACCAACGTTTTCCAAGCAGGTGTGTTCCAAGGTGTGACTGGTAGGGGTGTTGTTAATTTGGTGGGCAAGACAAGATTTGTAACAGAGACAGTACAATTTGCAGAAGCAATAGTAGAAGTACCACAAAGAATCAAGATATTATCAGAGACAGTAAGAATATCAGAGACAATTCCAAAGGCATTAGCATTAGTTAGACGAGTGAATGAAACACTACAAATTTCCGAGGGAATAGTAAAAACAAGAGACTTGGTAAAAGAAATAGCAGAAACAATTGCAATATCTACATCAGTAGTAAGACCAATGACTATGGCAAAGGTTGTAGATGAGACAGTCCAAGTATTAATGGTAAATGCAAAAGTATTCCAGTCATCTGTGTTCCAATCTGGAGTATTCCAAATGGGTACAGAAGTAGTTAAACTGTTAGGTATTAAACGTGCAGTTGATGAAACAGTACAAATCTCAGAAACAACAAGTAAACCAATCAATGTGGTAAGAGTTGTCGATGAAACATTACAACTCATAGAAGCATATCTCATGTTATTACCTAACTTTATCAATAATAATGGTGCATTAATTCTCGCAGTGAATGAGACAATGAGGGTATTTGACGGTTTAAGAATGATTAAACATAAGAGATTCATTATTGATGAAACTGTGCAATTGGCTGAAACATTAGCCAGACCTATTGTGATACTTCGAAACATAGCAGAATCTGTAGCATTATCCGAATCAATATTTAATCCAAAGACAATGTATAGAGTTATAGATGAAACTGTAGAAATATCTGAATTCATTAAAAAGGTAGGATTAGTAAGAAAGATTATTAATGAAACAGTTGCCTTAACTGAAGCAAATGTAAGGTCAATGTCTATTGTTAGAGCTATCAATGAGATAGAACAATTGATTGAAATACACACATCTGATAACAGAATTCTCAATAACCTCAGAAAGATTATCAATGAGACAGTTCAGATTTCGGAGGCAAAGAATGAGATAAGAGAACTAGTAGGAAAGATAGGAAGAAAAGTAAAGACAGCAGCTACATCAGTAAACATACGTGTAAAGAACGTATCTGGTAAGCTTAAATCTGGTCAGGGTACTAAGAACGTGAGGACACCTAGTTCATAATCCTTATTAAGTATGGAGACATTTGATAGATAATGAGTCAATTTATGCGTCAAAGAGACATAGTTTATGAAGTTAAAGTAGGTTCAACTAACGCTTTACAATTCAACATATATGATGATACAGGTACTTCTCTAAAGGATTTATCTAATACTTCTACTTATGCCACCGGAAAACTAAAGGTATGGAAAACTGACGGTACACTTGTAATTGATGGAGCTATTACATTTACAACCAGAGCTTCAGGTCTAGTTACTTATGGTTTAGCAACTGCTGATACAGTTGCAGCTAATGCAGGAAAATGGGAGGGAGAAATAGAATTACTATCAACAGACGGAACAACCATAACATTAACCACAGACACATTTACATTCATTATACGTAACTCCTATTAACACTTAAATATCATATACAATATATTATCTCATGGTAGTTTTAGGTAAAGATGAAGTTCAAGACCACGCATATTTTTCAATGAGAAAAGCACAACTCAATGCGATGCATACTGAACGTTTAGGTGTTTTTCACGTATCAGATATAATAAAAGATTGTATGAGATATTCAGCATATAGTAAAATTATTCCAAAGACAATGACAACAGAGGACTACAAGTCTCTAGTAATGGGTCAAATTATTCACTCCAATTCAATGCTAACCAAACCAGAATATCATGAGATGTTCCTAGCATATGACTTCGAGGAGGAAAAACCACTAACATATGAAGAGGCTAAAGCAATACCAGAAGACGACCCAAGACAACTGAATATCCTATATGGGAGTATAGATGATGTATTAGAAGTAAATGGACAGTTTGTAATATCAGATAAAAAGACCACTGGAAGTATGGATTACTTTATCAGAAAAAGAGACAAGAAACCTAGTCCTACACACCAAGTTCAAATCAATGTATATAGAAGTCTGTTAAAGAAATGCTATGATATAGACTCTAAATTTGGATGTGTTATCTATATACCAAACAGTATATCTAAAGAAGACAGGGATAAAATTCATCCAATGTACTTCAAATTAGATGAGATTGAAGATACTGACAAATGGGTTAAAGAGAATCTAGCCACATTACAGCACTTTAAACAGACAGGAGAACTGCCAGATAGAACTAGAAATTATCTATGTGATGGATTCTGTCCTTATGCATTAGAATGCTTTGGAACATATGGCGATGAAACTATACCTAAACGCAAATAACAAAGCCACTCGCACTGCATTAATTGACTGTGGTGTCAAGAATGTTATGGTTGCTCACAAGTATGCCTATGCCAGTATAGACACATATCGTGATAATTTTGAGAAGGTATTTGTGGTAGCAGGGGTAAAAGCCAATAAGGAAAAGTATCATGCATGGCTTAAACCTAACAGAGAAAAGTATGATTATGCGACTCAATTTGATGTATTTTATGATATGAAAGCAACTATGAAATGTCTCTCTCAGGAAAGAGAACTCGGTATTGATTGGACTTTACCTGTATTACAAGAGAACTATAAACAACATCTAATGTTATTAAGACCTAAACCTGATGATTATGTATGTATAGGAGAGGTGAAAGGACGTATAGAAACAGAAGAACAAATCCGTAGATTACCCGGAAACATCAAACTACATGGTCTTGCTAAGGGTAAGTATATTGCAAAGAATAGAATGTTTGAATCACTTGACACATCTGCATGGATTTCAGCAGCAGTATCTAAAAAGACTGAAGTGTGGCGTAACAACTCTTCAACATCCATGTTCTTCGGGGAGAAAGGAAAACACATGAAAGCACAACTACAATACATATTAGAACAATACAAAGACAATCTAGAGAAATGTAATATAAAGAAACAAGATGTATTAGACAATGAGTATGACGCATTGTTACGTCTACCTATAGCAGTAAACTTTATGCCTCTATGTAAAACGTTAAACATCTATGATGATAACTTTATATAGTATTGTTTTGCTTAATGTATTATAATGGGTAAAGATGACATATTTAAGATTAAAAAAGTCGAGGGAAAATTAGAAGTAACAGAAGACAAAAGAAAGACAGTATCACCATATAACTCTTTAAAACATTTCAAGAACGCCAGTCTACCTGCTTACTGTGACCAATGTATCTACAAGTCAATAGACGAAGGTGGAAACGGAAAGTGTCCAAAGTATGAAAAGGGTGCAGTGTGTGGTATCAGAGAAGAATTCGGAGATTATATAGGTCAATTAGATACTAGAAACCCTGATGATTTGAAGAAACTATTGTCAGAATTTATATCAATAATGTCAGAAAATACAATTATATCACTAGCCCAGATGAAAATGGATGGTAATATACCTGACCGTAATACTATATCACAACTCAATATGCTCATGAAGACTATGGCTCAAATGCAGGAATTGCATGGAAGTGTAGAAGTAAAGGAGACAACTGAACTAGATAAGGACGGTCTTATCAAATCAGTATTCAAAGAACTATCAGCAAAGAAATTCACGAATGGTAATGACTAAGCCGAGTAAAGATATCTCTGAAGCCAGAGAAACATTCGTTAAAGACTTTGTAGAATGTGTAGAGAAACCAAGTGCATTCTCTGAGAAATTCTTAAACCATGAAGTATTCGAATATAACAAGAGATATGCAGATTGCCTTGACAGATACATAGTATATAGGTCTGGACGTCAGGTTGGTAAAACAATGACAACTGCCATTAAGGCTATACATTTCGCCTTTTTTGCCCCCCTATTATTGGATACAGTTGACAAGGAATGTACCATTTTAATTGTTGCACCTACACAAGACCAAGCAAAAATTATGTATGAACGTATACGAACACTCATAACAGGAAGTGAATTCCTATCAGGATTCATTGTTAAGAACACACAAGCAGAGATAGGTTTAAGATGGCTTAATGATAAAGGTGTAACTCATATTGCAACCAAGGCAACAGGTGAAACAGGTAGTTCTGTCAGAGGTTATTCCCCTCACGTTATCATCGTGGACGAATGTTCATTCATTAAAGAAGAAATACTTAGAGCATTGTTTCCAGCAGGAGCTGCGACTAGGGCGAGAATATGGCTTACCTCAACACCATTCTCTAAACAAGGTTATTTCTACAAGGCATGTTCCAACTCTAAGACTATAAACGGTAAGATGATTGACGCAGAAAAGCAGTGGACACAGTTCCATGTCAGGTCTTATGATAACCCTATGATTGCTAAAGACCCTGAATACTTGACATTCCTTAAAGCCATGACAGAGGAACAGTATGCTCTAGAGGTAGAGGGTGAGTTCCTAGATATTGGTAACGCCTTAATCCCACACGAAATGTTAATGGATGCATTAAATGACCATAACCCTAAAGGTAAAATTCGTAGATACATGGGTGTAGATATTGCAAGAACAGGTCGTGATGAGACAGTTTATGCTATCATGGAAGTAGACGAGAATGATGTAGGTAGAATATGTCATTTGGAACATGAGGGTCAATCAAACGTAGTTGATGTAGCAGGACGTATGGAAGACCTGAAAGACCAATGGAATGTAGAATTAATCTTCGTAGATGAGACAGGTCTGGGGGGAGGATTAATAGACTTAGCACAAGAACGGTCACTACCAATACGAGGACAAATGTTCTCACTACATGCAAAAGAAACCATGTTTAAATCATTAAGAGTATTATTCGAGAAAGGACAAGTAAGAAACATAGGACAAATAGCAGTAGAACAATTCAGTTTAATGTCCAGAGAATATACAGAGACAGGTATCATGAAGATTAAATCAGATGGTAAAGACGACTATGCAGATGCCATAGCATTAGTATGTTTGGCTATAGAACATGGTGACCAATGGCATGTATTAAGCATGAGTTCTGAATTCCAAGAACAGATGTTTGGGTAATATATATAAGCGATAAAAGCATTATTGAGTTATGCCTTTCAGAAAACCAAGCATTCTTACGCCAGAAGGCGAAAGTGGAGAATGGAAAAGAGTTCAAGGAAGGCACGTATTTACACCTACAACTGACGCTAGTGCAGAGGAAGTAGGAGACAATGAAGTAGAGCGATGGGCACATCCTAGTCCTGCATTTAAGGACGATGAGGGTGGTGATGATGCACCAAAAAAGAAGTTTCAAAGCGTAGAAGACAACTTAAATGTACGAAATATACACGCAGATGGTGCAAAAGAGAGTGATATTTATATAGGAGCACCGCAGAAGAAAGATAAGTTGCCAGACAAAAACAAAATAGCAGACGTTCAACTTAATGACACTATCAAGTATTACTTAAATGGTGAAGAAGGTAAAGGTACAGTTTATGCAATGACCACAGAATTCTTTACTGTTAGAAAAGAGACAGGTGGATATCAAGATATTCAAGTTTCAGATGTATTCTTTGTAGAACAGATTTTAACTAAAGGTAGAACATGGGCTCATATGGAAGCAGATGAGAGAGTAGAGATATTATCAAAGTCTAGATGTCCATTATCATATGTTACTCGTGATTGGGCAGACATTCCAGCCGAAGCCCAAAACGTTATAAAGTCCAACTTTGAACAAGGTAAGTATGGTGGAATCGATACAAGCATACACTTCGATGCTCCTGACGACTATGAGGCAAAACCAATCGATGATGATAGAACAAATTTCAAACACGATAACCTTGACGCAGATACTTCTACTACAGAATCTGAACAAGTTCCAGACTCTTATAAAAAACCAGAAGTAGAAAACAAAGATGGTTCTGCAACAGGTGGTATGACTAACATGATGTCTGGTGTTAAAACAGAAGATGTAGAAGAAGAAAAGAAAGGAGCACAAGATGAAGAATATTTGGGTAAAGATGAAAATGTAGATAATGAAATTAGAGCAGGTCTTGCACCAGAGACAAAAGAAAATGCATCAATGGGAACAGGTGATGCCGGTTCATTCAACGGTGTTCATAACACAAGATATGAAAAAGAAGAAGAAGGAAACAAAATAGGTGTTACTAAATCATTTAAAACATATGGGTTAGGTTATGGTGTAACCAAACTAACCAAGACTCATGACATAGAAGAATAATAAAAGCTTAAATATAACTAATAACTTTATATAGTATTGAAATCTTCTGAACCTAAACTATGTATTAATTGTAAGGCACAATTGCCGTGGAGATATAAAGGCAGACAAAAAATCTACTGTGGAGACACATGCAGAAACATATATAACGAACAGAAAAAGAGTAATAAACAATGAAGTATACTTGTAGACACTGTGACTTTGAATATGAAGGAAATTATGTTGAAGGACTTATCACACAACATGAAAGAACTCATCCAGAAAGCAGTATAGATAACATGATATTTGATACACCTGATGGTAGTAAAGTTAGATGTGTTACATGTGGATGCTCAGAAGACCACACAAAACCTATATACGGTTCTTTAGGAGGTTTATCAGATGACTGAAGACCCTCGCAAGAAACAATGGGAATCATTACGTGACCAGAACAAAGCGTTATATGATTCAACAGGAGACGATTTTCTTAGAATTAGATACGAAGCATGTAAGAGACTATTAGGTGAAGAAGACGAGAAGAAAGAAGACCCTCAACACTTCGCCTAACCCCTTTCTTTTTATATAACATTCCAATTTATTTAAATATGGGTAAGGTTAATTATACATATGGGAAAATCAGATACACTTCTATGGGTGACAATGGGTATCATGTTAGTTGTCTTCTTGCCGGTTGGATTGATAATGCTAGCTTACCTGATGTTAAAGATGATATACAGTATGATAACTCCGACAGAGTCGACCAACACAGAAGAAGAAAACGAGATAGAAAGACCTCCAACAGAAGAGGAAAAAAAGACTCATAATATTTTATTGTATGATGCAAACTTTAAACAGAATGAACTATCAAATGATGAGGCTGAGAAAGCACGGTAGTTAAACTCTATGTAGATGGAGGTACTAGAGGCAATGTTGTGTGTGTTCATGACCCACAAAGAAATAGAGACTTTGTTAAAAAGAGAACCAGTGTACAAGAATTGACTAATAATGACCTAGAATATTTGGCTGTCATATATGGTATAGAATATGGTAGGCGTTTATATCCACGCGATAAATTACTATTGATAAGTGACAGTCAACTTATAGTTAATCATATAAATGAATATTATAGATGTCATACACCAAATCTTAAAAGATTATTAACTATAGTAAAAAAGAAAATGAAGAGGGGTGATAGGATTATTTGGGTTCCTCGTGAGAGGAATCTAGCTGGACATCATCTTGAGAAATTTTATTAGGATATGTCTTTGGTATAATATCATTCCTACTATGTGTTGGGTCTGACTTGTAATACTCTAATAGTTTTGTAAAGAGTTCAGCATCAGGTTCAAACATCTTACCATTCTTGGTAGTCTTTACTTCTTTAGCGAATCTTCTAAACTCGTCTTTATCAGCCCACGTTATTGAAATCGTGGTATGACTATTTCCACTTCTTCGTTGTGCCATACTACTCATTATATTAGTTGTATTTAAATCTTGCCGGGAGAGAAAACATACCAACAGAGATAAATACTATACCAGTACAATAAGTACAATGACTTTAGAAAGTAGATATCCCGGAACATGTAAGCACTGTGGGGTTCCTTGGAAAGTTGGAGACCAAATCCACTATTCAAAAGACCCAAAAATCACATGTACTTCACAAGAATGTTTCGAGACACAAAAAGCCAATGCTCCAGCATCTGGTTTTGGTGGGAGACAGAGTTCCTACAATAAGACAATCCAAACAGTTTGTCCTGATGTAGAAGTTCCTGCTGCCATGACCGAAAAAATGGAGAAGGTAGTACAGGCAATAGCTGCATCTCATAAAGCAGTCAAGGTTTTATATCCTGACTTAGATGAGAACACACATACCTTCGGACAAATCCGAAGTAAGTTAGTAGACCAGTTATTCTTTGCACTAAATAGTAAACTGATTTAGAACTCTTAGTTAGAGTTATATATCTTTACACCCCCTTTTATTTTTATGACAGGAACAAAAGTTTGTAATAAATGTGGTAAGAAGAATCTAGGTTGGGATTACGACTTTAATAAAAAAACAGGAAAGTGGAAACTAGAGAATCATAAACGTATGGATGGTAAGTGGTGTAACAAGCCCCCAGAAAATAAGGTTCAGAAAACTACGAGTGCTGACTATGCCGAATGTGAATTATGTCTAGGTAATTCAGGACACTGCATGTCTGATGATTGGTGTAGAAGAAATCCAGACCATGCAAGAGCAACAACTCTAAGTGAACATAAGACAAGACATCATCCTAACGGAGAGGTGTTAGATGAAATAGACTTTATGATATTAACAGATGAACAAAAAGCCAAGACACGCCTAGTATGGAATCAACCTAAACCTGAACAACCAAACTCTGCATAAGTATTATATAGTTCGGTCTACCAACCGAACATATGTTTAGTAAGAAAGTTACTATCAACTTAAAGAAGAAAGATGATACCATTCATCTAGAACCTTTGAGTGATATACATATAGGTCATGCCGGTTTCGATGAGAAACTATACAAGAAAAGAATCAAGGCAATAACAAATGACCCAGACAGATACACCATTTTTTTAGGAGACCAAATAGATGCTATCACTACTTATGATAAGCGATTCAATCCAGACATGTCAATAGAACATGACATAGATAATCAACGTTTGAAATGGGATAGATTAACATCCCCATTGATAGAAGCCCATATTGAAAGTAGAACAACAGGCAAACGTAATGAGAAGATATGGGGGTTATTACATGGTAATCACGAATACAAGATACCAAGTATCACTCGTAGTTATCTCGAGAATCATTTCACTGAACCTAATGGAATAACATTCTTAGGTAGTAGAGCAATGGTAGGACTTGAGATAAAATACAGAGATGAGATTCTCATGCAACAAACCATACTAGCCATACATGGAAGTGGTGGTGGAAAGCCAGAACGTATGTTTGACCAAATGAAAAAGAATGTGTATGCTGACATATTCTTATGTGGACACTTACATCAAAAGAGATATACCCCAGAGGTAGCCAATGACTTTGACTATGAATCAGGTTGTAGATGGGAGAAGGATATTCACCTAGTTAACGGTGGCACATTCTGTCATACCCTAGTCGACAACGCTGACGGATACATGGACAGAAAGAACGAAGTCGTATACTCACATCCGGGAACAGCAACACTTAGTATCAATGCATATGGAGGGAAAGTAAGTGGTCATATCTAAGAAAATCGTGAGGAATAAAAAACTAGTAACAGAACAACCAAAGTCAAAAGAAGTAAGAGTAACACTCAAACAAAGAATGCTCAAATGGATAAGTGAACAGGAAGGTAATGTTACTTGCAAGTCCGTATTCGAAGCATTCCCTGAAACAGTCAGACGCAATGTTGAGAAGAACATGAAAGACTTTCACAATAATGGTGAAGTCTCACGAAACAGATGTGACTGTGGGTGTGGTTACGTCTACAAATCTATATAGATATTTTTTCATCTATATTCTTTATCCCTTTTTTATGTTAGAATATATTCGGTAATACTTATTAACCATACTTTACAATATTACCTTATGCATATTATGATTCATATTGACGGTTTGGATAATCCTCTCTGTGTTCCAGTTTCTGAAGCAGGTAACATATCACAACAGTTAGAACAAAAGGGTAAGACCTTTCGTCTAGGAAAAACAGTCTAGATAAAAATCCTATTATACCTTTTTTATTATTATATATATAATATATATAACTTATATATCTTGTATAACTCTACATAAGTATTATATACTATACACACTCTCTTTTTATTATGAACTTAGACAGAAGTATGGTGGCGTTATCAATAACTGATACTAACCGAGGATATTTTAAACTACTCGATTCTATCAGACCAAATCATATTTCATTCTCACAGTTTCTAGGTGTAAGTGCAAGTGAGTATCATGAGAAACATAAAGGAAGTGAAATGAAAATTACGGACTTTGCAAATAAAGACATGATGGTTACTCCATTGTTTTATTCCGAGATTAACATGTGGAAGAAATACGTTGACAAAATGCCAAAGACAGAACTTAAGAAATTTCAAAAGAGACATCAGCAGTTAGATAATATCATCAACAAGAAACTACAGGAGATGATTGGATGAAGAACACAGACAAAGCATACGGTAAGAAAAAGGTACGCAAATATAGAGTTAATATGCCAGATGTTACTGACTTAACTAAAGCATTTGAAGGTCTTGATATACCTATGCCACAACCACACACGATAGAGGCGTATGAAGATTATGAGTGAAGAAGTAACATACACTGACTCTGCTATGAGAGACAGGATAAGAGAAACCATTGAGAATGACAAGGAAACATTCAATGTCATATCAAAACTACATGAGAACAGCAAGGTATATGTTAATGTAGGCGACCCATTATGGGTAGACTATTATCTATCCGACTCTGGCAAATTCAGAGATGAATATCTCAAGGCTGTATATCTGATACTAACAGAGATATATCCTGACATCGAAGTTGGAGCAACATTCAAAAATCTTAGTATAGAGTTCACCACATCTGATACCATACTATTACATGACATCAATCCTATTGAGCATGAGAACTCACCAATAGCATTCAACTGTGAGATAATAGCAGGGGATTCTTGGATGACGTATATCAAGAGTGCAACATTTGTATGTCCTAAATGCTTTAATGAATACAATATGAAAGCAGACTTTGACAAATCATTGCTCACTGTATACTGTTCAACCGATGGTTGTAAGAAAGCAAAATGTGAGTTGGATAAAAAGAGAATGATAACAGGATATGTTCAGACTGTAGTTATTCAGGAATCACTTGAGGAATCAAAACACAACAACCCTATATCATTTGAAGCCAAGATATATGATGAACATGTTGGTACTGCATTTCCCGGTCAGAAGAAAAAGATGACAGGCATATTCCATTCAAAGATAAACCCCAAAGAGAATGAACACTCTATCTTTATAGAGATAACATCAATGATAGATATTGAATCAACTGAACCACTCATTCCAACAAAGGAAGAACTTGAAAAATACTATGAGGATTCTACAAAGTCCGACTTTTGTGAGAAACTAATTGATTCATACGCTCCATCTATATTTGCAAACCAGCAGTATAGAGATATGAAGTTGGCAATCTTACTTCAATTGGTGGGGGGAAAGAAAGGAAAGAGAAGGTCAGACATAAACCAAATACTAGTAGGAGACCCATCAATGGCAAAGTCAGTAATGCTACAATTCGCAGAGAGTATAACACAAAAATCATTATACACATCGGGCAAAGGCTCAACATCAGCAGGACTTACAATAGGTATAGTCACGCTAGACTCTGGAAGAAAGGTAGCAATGGCAGGAGTGTTACCTATCTGTAGTGGTGGCTTTGCAATGATAGACGAGTTCGATAAGATGAATACTAATGACCGAAGTGCCATACACGAGGCTATGGAACAGCAGACTACATCTATTGCCAAAGCAGGTATCATCATGAGCCTCCCAACAAAGACGTCAATACTCGCTGCTGCAAATCCAATCGGAGGTAAATATGATAGTGAATCAAGTCTAGCAGATAACTTAAACTTAACTGCTACAATCCTATCAAGGTTTGATTTGATTTGGCTCATAGTAGATAAGGTAGATGAGAAGTTTGATGAGTTAAAGGCTAACCATATCATCAACGACTTCCTTGACGAAGAAGAAAATACATCTAAGATATACTTGAACGTGGAACAGTTGACTGCATACTTGAATCACGCAAGAGGTTTAACACCAACCATATCAGAAGAACTTAGAGTAAAGGCAAAGGAACTTTACCATTCTCTAAGACGTGCAAGTAAGTCAAACGATGCACTTGCAGTTGGTACTAGACAACTTGAAGGTATAATGAGACTTGCGTATGCCCACGCGAAACTAATGTTAAAGGATGAAGTGGATGCAAATGATTTGAAAATTGTAACGAATCTGTTAAAGTCTTCATACCAATCTCTTAACGTTGACTTGGACAGTGGCGAATCAATGCAGTCACAGTTTGTCACCAAGAAAGATGGAAAGAAAGTAGCAATGTCAAAGTGTTGGAGAATGTCAGAAAACTCAATGGGTTTGGTAAAGTCCAAAGACTTTGTAGAAAAACTTGTTGATACAGGATTGTTCTCAGAACATCAAGCACAAGAAGCATTTGCTAACATGGAGAAAGAATGTCAAATCAAAATGCAAGGTGGTGGATTATGGAAGAAAACAAGTGGGCTTCTATAACTCCCCCCAACCCTTTTATACTTAGTAATTAACTATACTTAATGAGCGAAGAGAGTGCTATAGAAGAAACAGAATTATCTATCGACCTTGGTTTAAAACAACTTAAAGGACTTGGCGATGTTACTGTAAAGAAATTAGCAGGGTATGGCATGACAACTCTTTACGACTTGTGCATTAGAGGTGCAAGAGAAGTTGAAGAGATTACAGGTGCAGACAAAAACACAGTTCAGAATTGGGTATTGTTATCCAAAGCTAAACTTGTAGAGTTAGGACTTGTAAGAGACCCTGCAATGAATGCTCTTGACTTGTTAGAATACCAAGAGAATATAGAAAAGATTACTCTTGATGTTCCAGAACTTGATAAACTATTTGGTGGTGGCTTATTGCCTGAATCGTTATACGAGTTCTATGGAGAATTTGGTTCAGGTAAGACACAACTAAGTCTTACTGCATGTGCCATAGTATTAGCAAGAGGTGGAAACGTCATATGGTTTGACTGTGAAGATACATTCAAGCCACAAAGATTAGTTGACATCATGGTTAATAGAGGATTGGTAGCAGACCAAGACGAAGCGAAAGGACTACTTAAGAATCTGACATATAGACATACTCCAAATACAGAGGACTATGAAAAAGAAGAGGGGGGAATAGCAATACACTTAACACAAAACACAACACCCCTAATCATAGTAGACGGAGTAATAGGACAATACGCAGAGGAATACTTAGGAAGAGGAACACTTTCAGTACGTCAAAACAAGTTGAGAAGAGTCATGACACATTTAAAGAATATATGCTATTACTTTAAGTGTACAATAATACTCACAAACCAAGTACAAACCGACCCAAGCATTATGTTTGGTGACCCGACTAAACCAATCGGAGGTAATGTAGTTGCACACGCAAGTACATATAGAATATACCTAAAGAAGCAGGGCAAAAGAAGAATTGCACGTATGGTTGACAGTCCAAAGGATGACCTGATAGACTGTGAATATACCTTAACTGCTAAGGGTATAGATGTTGTTGAATAACAACACTCCCCAACCTTTTTATATCATTACTTAGTATACTTATTATGATAGGGCTAGAACTCAATTATATACCGAAAGTTGAGCAGAGGTTTTATGGCATTTTCAATGCTGTTTGTTTTCCTTTCATTGATGCCCTGTCTTTATAATTATGCAATATGAAATAGAGTATATAGCATTACTACCTGACTATAGAACAATACTTATAATTAATAAATTAATACCATTTTATATTGGAGATATATTTAAAATTAAAGAGGGATGCTATAAGGAAGTATTAAGTTGAATCCTCGACAACGAATGAGGAGTTCCAACCGTAAGGTTGTACTATACTTACTTAAGCAAGGTTACACAGAAATATGGCTCAAGGCTCATGGGCGTAGACATGACTTGGTCTATAAGGATGATGGTAAAGACACATGGTATAGGGCACTAGACTTGTGGAATCTCTTTGATGGTATATGTCTTGACCCAGATAATAACTTAGTATTCTTACAACTTAAAACAAATGCGTGGGCAAAAGAAGCACCACTAAAAGACTGGGTAAAGAAAGTAAAGAACTCTAAGGTAATGTCATTCAATGTTAAATACTCCACAACACTTAAGAAGTGGGATGTATTAGAGAGAACATATGAAAATTAACTACAAGTCAATCTTCTTAGAACTCCTAGACTTTCTAGGCATGGTAAGAGAAACACCTGTCCAACAAGATATGCACGTAAAGATATATGATAGATACTGTAAACATATGTCTAGAGTTCAGCAAGAAGCAATGAATGAAAATATCGCTAGAGTCTTACATAAAATCATGGACAAACCTACAACCCCTGTACCATTTAATATTACTAAAGTAGAATGGGAGAACACATTTGTATAAAAATAAGTTTGGTCAAATCATTGGGCATGGAGAAGATGTATGTGTAAGTATACTTAAGGACTTATACCCTGACGCTGACATCAAAATTCAATGGAACTTTAGCAAACTCATGAAGGGAGATTTTGTGGGGGCAGTAACAGAAAGACAAGAAAAAGAAACATTAGACATAGTAGTATTCAGAGAAAAACAAATGCCCATAGTAGTAAGAGTCCAAGACGCACATCACTCAGGCTCAGTCACAGCAGATAGAGATAAGGTACAGAAGAAAACTCTAGAGTGGAATGACTGTGTAGTAGTTGATGTCCAGCATTATAACTGCCCTAATATATTCAAAGATAAAACTAACGAGGAGTCACGTAGAGAACTTCTTGAGGCTTTTGCTGATGAAGGTATTGTTTTTTAACTCTAATGAAACTCTCATAAATCTTCTCTGCTCTACCTGTTGTCTCACGATATCTTGTAGCACAAGACTTTGAACAGAATACTCTTCTGGCAAATCCCTTAAATGCTTCATCACAATTCTTACATAACTTAGCCTGTTTCTTTACCTTTGGTCTAGGCTTACGTTGATAAGTCTTAGACCTAGCCCTACCTGACATGACATACCTACGTCTATTCCTACACTTCTGACTACATGTTAATGGAATCCTCCCCATGTTCTGACCATTACGTATGAATGTATTGCCACATTGTTTGCATTCAAACACATATGGCTGAGGACTATTCCTACATGTATTACAAAAATTAGTACATAGTCTTTTGCCTACATGTTTTACTTCATTAAGACATACAAAGTTAGCACATTTCATATCTAATCATACCAGTTATTCTTTATATCTCTTACCTTATCTATTGGAATAAGATATGCTTTCTTGGGTTTGGAATCCCCCCTACCTATCAATGAACAAACACTATAATTTTTAAGAAGTTCCTTTAACTTATCTATATGGACAACCATATGTTCTTGTCCTGTATCGAATACCCACCATGTAGATTTTGTTGTGGATAATCCAGATACTTTATTATTAAATTCTGTCTCTACAATTATGTTACCTGTTTTCTGAGACATCTTATCATATTTCACTTCAACACCCATACCAAATGTTGGCATGAATAAATCCCATTCCTTACAATACCCATCTATGATATATGTATCAGGGAATACCTTTTGTATAAGACTTAGATGTTTCCGTTCAACTCTCTTACCATCTTTCAAATCACGTTTGAATGTATCGTGTGGATTCATTGTCCTTTCAAATCCTTAACTCTTTTTCTATCATAGAAGAACGTGGAAGTATCATACTTACAAAGACTACAAAGAAGACCGTTCCTACTATGAGGGCAACGGCATTTTTTACGAAGTTCAATCTTCTCACTCTCTTTCAATCTATCAAATCCATACTACCTTGTTCGTTAAGGTCATGGATATATCTTTCTATATGTTTATGATGTTCCTTGCTTTCCATATGTTTAATGAACAACCCCTCTTTGATATGTATTTTACATGGAGGACATTGGTGTCTCATATCTTTCATATCTCTCTCTTTGCCCCACAGAATCGACAGGCTTTCCTCTCTATCTCATGGCAGTTTCTTTCGCAGGTTTTACATTGCCAAAAGTTCATGCTTGACCACTCCGTCTATTTCTATGAGAAACTTCATGGTTTAATTTTCTACCAACTTCATAACCGGTATGTATTGAACATAATCGTTTCATTTTTTTACACCATTTACAATTAGTTTCACTCATGCCTTACTCTCCAATTTACCTCTACATCTCGGACAGTAATTCCAATCAAATCCTGAACCCACTACTCTACCACATTTATTACATTGTGAATCTTCCATCATTTACTCTCCCCTTTCTCTGATTCCTCTAGTAGATGTTTCATTGTGGACATTTCTCCTGCATTAACAGGTATTCCGAAACAAGTCTCCTCACTAGGAGTGATACTTGCTTTCATTACCAATTCTTGTAGTTTTAGAGCAGATTGTATAGTCACTCTATCCTCATCATTTAATACTGCAAATTCTATTTCACTCATGCCTTACTCTCCCCTTTCTTGAGGATTTCTTTGATTTGTTTATCGTAGATACCACCCTCTGTAAGAGTCTTAATCTCCTCTATTACTGCTTTGAGGTCATTGATTGTAAGTTCAAACCCATTGATGTTCATGCTTCAATCTTCCATCTCCAACTTCCAACCTACACGCTTGAACTTTTTACCCTTGAATGTAAATTTCATTTAACTATCTCCTTTACCACATCATAATCATCTTCATCTTTGAATAGTTGTGGTATATCATTGTACTCTCCCCATACTCCTTGAAGTGATGGATATGATTCAGGGTATTCACTAGCATAGTCAGGCTCAAACCATACTAGATATACAAACTCTTTAATTTCTATCATTTTTATCTACCTCCTTTTTATACTTAGCCCACTCATTTAAATTAGGTGGGTCGGTTAAGTCACTTAGATGTTTTTCCATCTTGACCATAAGGTCACGTATCTCTTGCAACGTTTCATCTATCTTAAAGAATACCTCAAACATTTTTAGCAAGTTCCTTTTGTATAGAATCTACAAGTGCCTGATGTTCAGGGGTATAATAATCCTCTAAACTAACAGTACCTTTTATTTTATTTATATTATTTATGACAATCACACCCACAATATTCATCTGACATACTTATAATCATACAACTCATATGGTAGTTGTAACATTTAGGACACTCCTTCATAATTCAAGTTCGCTTCCCAGCATTTTTGGCATAGCCTATAGCTTTCATAAATATACTTGTCGCCCTTGACAAACTTCTCTTTGCATAACTGACACTTTCGTAATACTTGTAGTTTCTTATAGGAATACTTTCGTATTGACTTGAATTTATCTTCGGGTACTGGGCACTCAACATGTGCAATACCCACTCCTTTTGTCCACTCAACTTGTTGCTCAATAGGGATTGTTTGTTTGCATTTCGTACATTGATTCTCATACTTGTTAGTGATAAGCATATCTCTATGTCCTCATCTCCATGTAATAATATTTCATTCATTAATACAACCTCCAATACTTATCTACTGTCTCAAACAGTTCATTATATAATACCTTTTCTTCGGGGGCAAGAAACTCCTCAATACTATCAACAGAAGTCCTAGCACCAGCAAGTCTAAGTAACTTAGTAACACGACTACGCTTAAACTTTGCAAACATAACCTTACCTGCCTCACAATCTATACTACTTATATACTCCATAACCACAGGATAGAAATCATCATCTACATGACTTAATGTTATAGCACCTACCATATGTTCCTTTGACAAGGCTTGTTTCATTCGGGTAAGCACACTTAATTCAACCATCATATCTATAATAATATTAACTAATTAATATATCTTACCTAATCTTCAGGCTTACAATCAGGGTGGTTTTTTTCCACATCTAATACTATATTTAAACAATCAGCACACATTTCTATACCGTTATGAACAAAATCTATCTTCTCTTTTAGACAGATTAAACATATTGTCATACAGGATTGTCTCTCACATGAACAAGTTTATTATAATACATAGTTAAATAATCCAAGTCCTTGTCAGCGAGGTCAGCATATTTTATTCTGTGCATAGGAATCCATAATTCTTCTTCGAGTTCTAGAATATCACTAATCAACTTACTCTCGAAATCCACACCTGAGATAATTAATCATAGTTTATAAGTCTTGGGGTATGATGTTCATACATATGCTACCTCTAATCTATATTCATATTGTTTAAGGTCGGAGTTACCTATCAACTTATAACCAGCAAACCATATACCATTACTGATACGACTATACTGATTCATTAGAGTATGGTCTGATTGATAATTCATTACTTCTGATATAGTTTCAGGGTGCATGACAAGACCACTAATAGTAAATCCGTTTTTATCTCTCACTATTTTAGTTTGTTCCTTAATATCTTCCTCCCATTTGTCAAATCTTATAGGAGTTTGGAATGGAATATTCATTCCAACCCCTCCCTCCAATCTTTGAGGTCAGAATCCTCACTCAATACTTCCTCGATTATATCCAGCAGTACCTTGTTTGTTATATTCCTTATAGTATCTTGGGTAAGTTCATTAAACTTTATGATGTTCAAGTTGTTACCCTCCTCTATCATTTCTTTAAGAGATTGATACACAGTAAATCTACCAAACTCTATCATCTCTTTATCCTTTACACTAAATCCTGTCATTCTTCTTTACCTCCTTTCCAATTTTCACATTCATGTGATTCTAATTCATCTTCTACTACCTCATCTCCACAATAATCACAGTAGAATCTAAGTTCCCATGATATATTTTCAGGTAAATTTGTTTCATATTCGGTACTATAACATTCAATCATATCACTACCATCTACTAATACTTTTGTAACTAAACACCTCATTCTTCTTTACCTCCTAATATTCCACTCAACTCATAGATTATTTTATTAATCTGTTTGTTGACTTTCTTATTCATTTCTCTTATGTTAGCCTTATGATGTTCGGTAACTAAATCATCTCCAGTTGCCCAGATATAATTTTCCTTTGTACAATCCTCACACATATATTCTGTGAAGAATCCACTACCTATTGATGAGCCTTTAATTATATCCCTGCCGAGATAAGTTTCATCACATTTGTAACATTTAAATTTTGCATATAAATCTACCATATTTTATCTACCTCCTTATTTTTTAATTTTTTTAATATTTCTATACATACTGCACACACATAACCATGTTCATGCTTATATGTCTTGCCTAGTTCCCAGCAACACTCACAAATATTTGTGCTAGAAGCCATCATCTCTATCTTCATCATCTCTTAAATCCTCCCATGTTGTTTCGAGTTGATTCTTTTCAGGTGGGAAACATTTCTGACATGGGATAGCCTCACTATCATCTCTTACTGCCACGTCATAATATCCCTCGCCTTCACATTCTTCACACTCAGGGTTAGCATAGTCAGTTAGTTTCATGGTCTATATCCTGCACGACATTCATTACACTCAACTGAGTTAGGGTGTTTTCGTTTCATCTCACACCCACATGATTCACAGTTAAACATTAGAAACCACACTCATATTTAGCATGTTCATCTTGACAATCCTCACAGTAATCCCCTTCACATATTTTACATTCTTTTACATAATTTGTATCTTCATCAAATTCATTACCACAATCATCACACTCGTATATTTCTTTTGTACTTCTCATATCTAATGGAAAGGATAAGTGATGTTCTCTTTGGTTGTCCAGCATACACGACAATCACCACACATACCACCTTGATTATACGCAGGACAGTTTGCTTCATCTTTGTCCTTACTTACACTACTTACTCCTATGAATCCCTCAACATTATCATGTTCGTTAAGTTTCCTAGCAAATTCGAGGGGAGGAACACCATCAATCATATAAGTAGAAACCCTAACATACATATTACTAGGAATCTCAAGACCACCCTCTACATAATCAGTAAGTAACTTATACTCACGCGTAGGCAACCAATGCTTAGTGTCAGGCGTGTTCTTTGCCACCGTCATTATATTACCCAAGTGCATGATAGATTGAATGTCTCCACTATCATGCCATCTAAAGAAAGCATTATCCTTTCTGTTCTTGACTAGAAATGACATGGCACTAACCCACTTTGGATTATATATACTAGCCAACCTAACATCTCTAGCATTACGACCTTGCTTGAATCTATAAAATCCCTTGAGTGCATAGCAACCCTCACATACTGAGCCTTTAATACTTACTAACTTACTGCCCATCTTACACGCTTGAGCAGGTAAAGAATAACTAGGACATGGCATTTTGCTTGTAGCAGTAAGCCCTCCTGTTATATCTTTGGCTTCTTTACTATTCATTTTTATATTTTCCTTCATATTCATATACTATCTTATGTGCAAGGAAGCAATTTCTACACTTGCCCTGATATTTTTCAAACAACCTTTGCTTCTTAGCACAATGACCACACCTAGTAATCTGGCTCATAAGATACATCTACTTCCTGTTCTTCTTCGTGTCCACATTCGGAACACTTACAATGCACTACTGTTGTAAATTCTAACGCCATATTTATTCCTCCTTTATATTCTGAAAGCAATCAATGCACAAGTTATCTTCTGCATTATTATGCTTACAATATAATATACTTTCTATCATTTCGTACACCAACACTTATCTTTCATACAATTATTTTCTAAAATATATATAGACCTACTTGCCTGATGTTCCCATAATTGTATTTGATTCATTCTACTTCCTCATCTGTCATAATATATGTATCAATACTTGTAATGACTTCCTCTATATGTTTGCAACTTTGAGGCTCAACACAGAATTGATAAGACTTACAATCACATACCCAAATGTCCTCGTACTTTGTTACAGTATAACTATTACCATTGTCTTTATTATAAACATTAATCCTTGCAGATTGAATCTTTATACTGAAATCATTAACCATTTAAAACCACCTGTTCATCAGGAAATTCTTTAGATAACATAGACCATACTTGCCATCTATCCCCCTCGACTTCGTAGTTCTTATACTTGTAACGCTTCAAGTGCCTGAATCCATTGTTGTTTTGTAGTGATTAAACAATCCCTACAATGAGTAGTCCAAAACATACCTCTTAGATATTTTCTACTTCCATCAGGTTGTAACCTCCACTTATATCTAGCTTCATTCCTAAATACATGAGCACATCTCTCACATGAATGAGGATATGCACTTTCTTGTTCCCCTGTTTGTATTGTAACTAACTCTACATTGCTAGGCATTTGTCCATACCTCCAATATACTTGTAGCCCCTCTACTCTTTTCCTTAGAGTTACTGTTGTTAAACTTGACACGAATATTCACGTTGTTTAATTCTATACAATCTGTTTGATATTCTGCGTGTCCTAATTCGGTAACCATTATAGGCTTCCCACTAGACTTTTGTGCTTTACAATAATGTATTCGCACATCAGGTTTTCTTTCTTGCTTAATCATTTTCATCTACCTCCTTATTTAATAATTCATACCCAAGTTCTTTATAGGTATCTAAAATTCTTTCTGTTATACCCTGATAACAATCCAAATGATATGAGGGTAAGTAATTTTCATATGTTCTTATGAATAAATCTCCACTATTTAAATCATGTTTGCAACTCTTGCAGGTAAATGTGCTTCCATCAGGAACTTTACTTTTTTGCCCATGAAATACAAATCCTACTTGGGCACTTAATCTATAATGAGATTTTAAATTATCTTCAAGACATTCTTGTATCATTTTAATACACCTCCATCTTGCTCATCTTTTTCTGCTATCAATAGTTTCTTTGTTTTGTCAGGCAACTGATTCATAAACACACTATCATTCACGTTAGGATTCATCAAGAAATTAATCTTTGCTAGTATAGTTATAGTTGTTTCATCTAGTTCTAAGATACCAATCTCAGTATCTATACTCATTGACATAAACTTACCTTGTGCAACTGTGCATAGGAAATGCCAATTACCTACAACACCTTGAGAATTTTCTCCATGCACTCTAACAGTATCAGTATCAAAGTTTCCTTTGTGTCCTGATTGTGCTAGATAATAACTGCTTCCCTCGTTACTTACTTTCCAAATGTCATCAACAATATATCCGTCTTGCACTTTAACTACCCTATCTCCATAAGTAGAGATAACTCTTTCGAGGAACTCAGTTCTATGTTGTTTGTAGTAATGGTCTTTGAAATATACTTCATAACCTGCTGAGTTACTGTCAGAAATAAACTCGGCTATCTTATTACCATCACGAATGTTAATTGTTACCTCGCCATTAAAACAGTTAAAGATACGTTCATCATAAGTTTCTTTAACACTTAAACCATTACCAAAATCATGAAAGATTCTGTTACCCTCATAGTTTTCTGATAACTTGAGTTCAGTATAAGTATCTTTGATTAGTGTCTTTATCTTTCCGTTGTCCTCAACAACATAAACGTTATTACGTTCTGCTAGTTTTCTCATTTAATTTGTTCCTTAACGAGTGCAATTATTTCATCAAATTCGTAAGGCTTACTTGCCAATGCCCTAAGTAATAACTTAAACAAACTTGGGGATAACTGTTCTTGATACTTTGGTAGTTGTCCATAGATATAATCTTTCTGTTGTGAGTTACAATACATATGAAAGTCATCATCTAATCCACTAGCCTGTCTAATTATATCTTCGGTACTTATATTACTGTAAGCAAGTTTGAATCCAAGTTGGTCAAACAAACATCTTAGTTTAAATTCTCCTAAATGATTATCAACTGCAATAACATTGTCATATTCTTTTGAATTTAATTTCTTTATCAATGGAATTACACCCTCAACATCTGCCACAATTATACTATAATCTTTATCTTTACTTAATTTGTTTGGAATTATTTTCTTACCTGTTAAGAATGTTAGTTCATTTTCCTTAACGTCAGCAACAAATGAATCCCATGTTTGTATCTTTTCGCTGTCAAGACCTTTGGCTTCTTTCATTAATACCATTGGGGCTTCGGTACTCCATAATAAACTCTTTATCTCATTAAACAACTCGGTCTTACCTTTAGGGAACTGAATCATATTATCATGTGCCCTTTCATTAACCAGTCCAATGGTCGTTGAGATATATGACCTGCGATAATAGTTAGACAATCCAAATGCCCTCTCTCCTTCTTCATCAGCATGATGACTTCTATAACCACCATTCCATAATCTAATTGGTCTATCTTTATTTGCTACTGCTTCGCCTTTGTTCTTCTCTTTCTTAGTTAGTGGTTTAATCTTATTCTCTTTGATATATTCTTCCCCGAATATTACACCAACCTCTTTCAAAAGAACTAACATATCATCATACTCTTTCTTACCCTCATCTGAATTATAATGATACACATCACTCTCTTTGAATCTAAAGTATAATGGCTCATTAAGCACAGTATTAAGTCGTTGCATATAATCTCCTCGTAATGCTTTTAGTTTTACAACATCTCTATCTGATGACAGCATAGTTTTTAACATCATCATTCTTTTTGTTCCTGAATTAATAGTAAATCTTTTTGACAACGTACTTAATACTAGAGAAGTTTGTTCATACACATCTTTGTCAATCAAGTCCTCATAATAATTGTGCATATCTAATATAGGTTTGTCAAGTGAGTTTTTATAGTCCACTATTGATTCAACTTTAACATCTTTAAAGTATTCTGTAATTTCATTGTCATACATATCTGTTATGGCATTTTCTGCTTCCTTAGTAAGTCTATCTCTATCTGCTGTTGGCATAAACTTTCTCTCGTTCTTAATATTGAGAGCATAACAAGTCCATCTACCTGACGGACTAAAGTTAATCTCTATTGGAACTGTTGCTAACAAATGATAATTCATTTTTCCATTAATAAAATTATTATGTGAATTATCACTACTTGTCAATGCAATTAGTCCAACAAATTCATAATCCTCATTGTCTATGTGAACTTTCTTACAGTATGAAACTTTACTATTAGTATCAGAATTAAACTCTCCGTCTTTATATACTTCTTCCGTTTCTAAGATACTTACTAACTGTTTGTCTAAACAATCCTCAATATCTCTAAAGGTTTCTAACTCATAGACACCAATTTGTCCGAACTCATGGTAATTATTCCAATCAGATTCTACTATTAAATCTACCTTGACACCACAAAACTTGGCACACTCAGTAAGCATATCAATCATACCACGTTCATCTACTGTGTCATTATATGTCATTGATATGTTAGTGCCGAATACATCTAACTCAGGCTCAGGTAATATCTTGAAATCAACACCGTTATCGCCTAAGAAAGCATAACGTTGTTCACTACCATCTTCCCTGTTCTCACGATACCAAGTTTCAACCATAATAATATCACTAATCGTTGTATAAGAAGCAAAGCCCATACCAAATTGACCAACTTCATTACCACCATCAGTATTGCCTGAAACACCAAGCACTCTTAATACATTATCAAATACTGCCTCACTAATACCAAGTGAATCAATACCTTTAATGGATAAACTCTTAGTATCTGAATTAATTTTAACTACAATCTTTGGCTTGGCATTATACTTATCCCTTGCTTGACGACAAGCCCTTGCTTCGTTTTGGAATAGTTCTCTTACACCTGATTTAAAGTCTTTGTATAAATCGTGAGAAATACGCCACTTGATAGCCTTTTCATTTAACTTAACTTGTATAGTTTCTCCTTCTTTAAGTTTATTTAAACGTGGAGAATAACTTGTAGTTGTTTGGTCGATACCTATCTCTTGAGATTCTCCGATTTCGGGAGTATATACTTCAAGGTTATCTTCCTTAATTATATGATTACCCATACTACTTACACCTATAAAAAGAAAAAAGTTGTGGAATTAATAAAAATTATCCACCACTAACTGCTGGAATACCCACTAATTGACCTTCGGAATTTCTGATTATCTCAGTATTCAAAGGAACTTGTGAGTTTTTGGTTGCTCTAAAGAATTGTGTATTACCTTCAGGTGTAGGAACATTCACTAATAAAACTGCAAAGTTACTTGCCCTCATGGAATCACTAGCTGTTAATTTGCTAGACAATTTTACGGTTTCCACATTCTCTATACTAGACACATCAAGTGCCTCTAATAATCTTGTATCACATTTCATAATATATCTTACCTCCTTGTTCTATTTATTTGTTAGGGAATCTAATCAAAAGAAAACTAGGACTAAATCCCTTTCTAACATTTGCTGTTCTGCTTTAAAAACCCTTTCCGACAAATCCCCGTAGGAATCGGGGGAAAGAGTAAAAATACTACCATACATACTACTATACTTATACATATACAAACCCATATTACTATATATATTATATATATAGATTATACCTCATTCATACATACCTTAACATCTAAACCATCACGTATATCTGGCATGTCAGAATATAACTTACCCATGATTAATCCCCATACCATGTAGCATGAGGGTGTTCTTGTAAGTAATACTTAGATGTCCTAAGTATATGCTCAACACATCTATACGCATTGAACATAGTATTTGCCCAACCATCATCTCTTGCTGTTCTTATGTCATCAATAGTTCGTATAAGTTTATTACTCCACTTAATACTACCATCAGGATTCATCTCATGTATAGGCACACCACCATTAAGTAGTATCATCTTAGCCTTTAACTTTTCTAGGCGTGGCACTAACTCAAACAAAGGAACATCATACATAGCCTTAAAGCCATACTTAGTATCGAAATCCTGATACCATATCCAACAATGATTATAACTCACGTTGTATTCTGCTAACTCAACAGTATCGACACGCTTACAGGTATCACAATAATTCTTATTGTCCTGTAAGTATATGTCATGCGACATCAGGCGTGTTCCTCACATGGTATGCCATCAACTTTCTCATTGATAATCATACAATCACAAAACTCATGGCTAAGAGTAGGACATACTTCTATCCTACCCATGAAATCATGACGTTCATCATTAAGATAGTTGATGAATGTATCTAATGCGTTTTCTATCTGACTACTTATCCACCAAGCATGGTCGCTGTCGCCACAGTTGTCCTCACATATAGTATCTAAGTATTCTCTACTTACTCTCATTATAATATACCTCCGAATGTTCCTGCTGTTCTACACCATTGAGTATATATTATAGTAACAGCGAGGGCTAAGATACCAAATGCACATGTCCTTTTTGTGAAACCTGTTATACTCATTTCAAATCCTCCATATCAACAGGTCTTTCTCTCAATATTTCCATGCTCATTCTACACGTAGTAATAAGCATGAGTTTCAATGTATCAATGATTTCTTGTGCAGTATAATCCTTGACATCAAATGAATCTACCAACGCATTATACAAATCCCTGTTGCTATCTCTTACTTCTGTATCGTGATACATATCTAACACAATATCTCTCTCTTTATCAGGCACACTCATATCATTACCTCCCTTAATATATCGAGGGGAAGCATAACACCATACACTTTAGCAATCCCACAAGCACAGAATAAGTAACCATCTTTATGACCAACCCAATAATGAGTGAGGTGTTTATCATGTCTATCCATCACACTCTACCTCATTCTTAATAAGTTCAGGGTGTTCACTACCTATATGTTCACAGAATTTCTCAATCAAATTCTCGTAGTCTAGTAACGCAACATTATATTCTGCTTCATCTGATGTTTCTTCGTACTCATCTCTTGTTACTTCCAACTTATCACAGAAATCCATACTGAATCTATAACATGTGTGGCAACCATACTCGTAATCACTTGCCTCAGTTCTACTAAAATTGTAAGCCTCGCCTACAATACAACAGTTAAAACTCTGTATGCTTAATGCTTTCTCTCCTGCTGATACCTCAAGTTCATACAAGGCATTATCATCATCATTATCTATAATGTCATCTTTAGTGAACACATTTGACATAATATCATTGATACTGTATTCATCTAACACCTTAGCCCAACGAGGACTAATATTACTAAGACATTTAGGCACGTTCATTAGTATGCCTCTCCATCTTGGTCGAACTCATCATACTTTAGGTATGATATACCCTCACTATCAGTTAATACTTCCTGATGATAAGGACAGTTCTCTCCCTCATTACGATAGGTTTCATACCCACACATATTGCAGTATTCTTTTACCTTATTCATCTTGTAACTCCATTCTCACTACGTTCAAAGCAGGGATAACATTGGTCAGCATTACCTAACGCTTTAACACACCCACAATCTTTGCAATGAATATATACTTTAGATATATCTTCCATCAATGATGTATTATATATATCCATTATATATAATCCCCCACTATTGATGAGGCAAGGGCATCTCTTTCACATATTTCTGCTTCCATCTCATCTAATACATCTTCGTATGAGTGGTCGCAATCCATATTGCTTTGGAGATATAATAGTTCCAATGACCTGAATCTACTTAGTAATGTAGTATAACTAATCAATCCATACTCCATCATTGACTACCTCCATATCTAATACGTTGTTCCATTAGATATTTATTGAAGTTATGTGCTGGGTGTAACTCGGATTGAAACTCAGGCATTTCACAATCACATGTTATATCAAAACCATAACATCTATGTTCTTGCCCTAATTTAATACGTGCTTCCCTAGCTATTACTTCTGCTCTATCTAATATATTAGATACTTTCCACTCTAGTACGAGGCGTTCCTCATACCCATTAGAAGATTTGTTTATATAATCTTCCATATCTAATTCGTAACCCATTTCTATAACACCTCCTCGAGTTTAATATGCACTCGTTCTCCATTGTATCTAGGCACATCTGATTTGGTATGATTAACCTTGTCATGTGCCACGTGAGAATATTCATCAGATTTCACACGTAATCCATATCTCTCTACTTTAGATATGAATCTGTTAGTTGTGTGTTCAACCTCTTGTTCTATTCTTCTTGCGTTCTTTGCTTCCTTAGTGTTAGGATATTTATTCATGTATGATTTAATTATATTGTATGTTTCTACAACATAAGTTAAACCTTTTGGAATACCATACCTTTGTACTTTATCCACGCTGGTTAATTGATGATTAACAATAGCTTTATATTGTTTCATCATGTGTGCTGTCCAACCATTGTTAGATAGCTTACGTTCAATCCTCTTATATTTATAAGGGATTTTATTATTAGATACTTGCCTTTGGGTATCTAAATTATCATATGATAATCTATCATTAAAAGAAGATAAATTATCTGATAATCTATTCACTCTACTAGAGTGTTTGATTTTCATTGCTTTGCAATGCTTTTTCATTTGATTTAAACCTTTGCCATCAAAAACTACGGGGAATCGGGGGGAAAGATATTAAAAGAAACATATACTATAATAGATATACTAATACAATACAACATACTATATACATATAATATATTTAATTCATTTATAATAGATTTAGGTATAACATTCGGGGGTAAATATAAAAACAAACATACTACCATAATACAACATACTATACTATACTATAATTATACCTAGATATATAGAGTTTATATGAATATATTACTATCATTTGTTATGATTAGTTTATACTATTACACATAAATTTATACTATATTATTGAATTTATATCCATTTTATATTGCCATATACTCTATAATCTCTATTTATATTATTTCTATATATACAAATCACTATCTAGGCACGAATCGATACCTAGTATGACCTACTTAAGACTTACTACTAAGTGTACAAATTATACTTATACTTAGATAGTATATATAAGCTACTTACTAAGTGTACGAGTTAAGTAGGGCTTCGCCCTTGCTAAGTATAAAATAAAAAGAAAAAGTGCTTAGAAGCACTGTTTTTCGATTAAATCTATTGTTCCACGAATTGAATCTAGCCCTGTTTGTGTAAGTGGGAAGGTCATTCCGGTTTGAGATTTGAATCCACCTTTCATAAAGACGCTTGGTGTAGGGTAGTCTTTATTTTTAGGCATGATTGAAGCTTGGATACTTCCGGCAGTTTTCAAAGTTACCCATTGATTTTCAATGGCTTCTAATTTGCCTTGTACTTTTTGCTCAATTTTGGTCTGTTTTTTAACCAATTTATTGACTATTGCTGATAGTTCTTCCTCAGTAACGGTCAAAGTTTTGGTTGATGTTTTCTTTGTCATTATGGATTATTAGTCGTACTTCTTTATAACCCTTTTCACCCTTTACACCCCATTATTTGTCCACGCCTAGCACTCGGGAGTAAGAACATCATACTATCATACCTACCGTACATACTTAACATCATATCCTCATACTATCACATACCGTACACTTAGATATATCACATATAGCATACCGTACAATATACTTAGATTGGATTAGGTTAGGTAATATACTTATTATATATATTATATATACTTATTATATATATACAATACCTTTTACTTATACTTATTACTTATTTACTTATTACTTATTATACTATTATTTTTTATACCCACTTTTTTTCATAACTTATTACTTACTTAGTATCATACTTTGTACCTTTTCGTACTTTTTTTTACTTTTTTGTACTTTTTTTTACGGTACCGGTACGGTACTTTTGCCAAAAGTACGGTACTTTACGGTACTGAAAAAAGCTCATACTTTCACAATTTCATCTTTTGTGAAAATACTATTCTGAGACATTAAGAGAATGATTTTTTCCCATTCTCTCAAGTTCTCAAGATGTGATTTTCTCAAGTTCCTCTAACTCCTTTTCAATTCCTGTCATTATTTGGTTTTCGATTTCATCAAAAATAGAAAAAAGAGAATTAAAGGTTTTTCACCTCAAATTCATAATTTCCGTGATTTTTCAAGAATTTTCTAACCCTTGATATTTTTAATGGGTTTGGGTTATTCAAGAAAACTCGGGTTTTTCCTGCTTTTGTGGAAACGACTAAATCTTTGGTTGGAGTTTTTGACAACACCTCTATTACTTCATCAATTCTTCCTTTGTCTAAGTGAAGGTTTGAGTTTCGGTTGTTTGGTGTTGCTATGATTCTATTATCTAATTTTTGCATTTTAGATTTTAAATCATCTGTGGTTTGTTCAGCTGGTTTTACAGTTTCAAAAGTTTCTGTAATTTCTTCTTCTTGGATTTGAGAATATTTTTTATTCTCTAGTTTTGCCAAATCATTTGAAAGTTTGTTTAAAACTTTGTTTTTTAATTTGGTTTGTTTGTCTTGGATTCTTGCGTCATGTTTTACCTTTCTTACTTCATTGATTGCTTGAAAGGTATCAATCATGTTTTGGATTTTTGACATATTGACCATTATTGATACTTCTTTATAATACTATCTCAAAATTGGAGGACTTAGACAAATTCTGTTTTTTTTAATTTAGTATTTAAACCCCCACTTTTTGTCTAACCATACCCTTGGAATTGTTCACATATAAAGCTTGATACGACTTAGTATTTTTCTTGATTTTTGTAAAAAAACTAAACTGTTATAAAGCTAGGTTTTCTACCCTCAGTATGCAAACAAAAGTGATTTGTAACTGCGAAACATGGAACGGTAAACCATACACCGTTGATATGGAAATCGCCGTCGATTCAGGGTTTCTAAGAGATACTAATCTCGAAGATTCTTGTGGGTCATGTGGTGGATATAGATTAATTAAATAATCTATTCCCTTTTTTTCTTTTTTTTAAAAACTAAAGTTTTATTAATGGCTTTATTCTATAATCTAACATGACAACTGTCACAAAACAACGGGCTATTGAGGACGTTATGGCAAACGCTTCAATCCTAAACGAATGTAGAACAAACGATTGTCTCGAATTAAAAATTGAAGAAATCGAATTGTCACTACTTCAAATCAAGTGTCGTATTCAAGAAGAAGAAAACGACCTTAGTATTATGGGTTAATACCCTCTTTTTTCTTTTTTTATTAGATTAGAAAGCTATATTAACCCCATTAAACAAGGGTAAGGTATGCAAACAACACTCAAAACAGAAGCATTTGAACAAGGACAAACTGTCTTGCATATAGGAAAAAACAAAACAATAGGAGATTTAGTTGAGGCAGTATTATCTCAACTCTCTTATAATGAGGCTTATGGCTTCAAAGTTGTTTTTGAAAGAGAGATGGAAAGCAATCCTGACTTTCTCGCAAGAGAAACCGAATGGCAAGAACTTTTAGAATCTGTTAATCAATAGATTTTAAATTTCTTTTTTATTTTTTTATTTTCTAAAAGCAAATCCATATTGTTCAGTTTCCAAACACGTAGTGGCAAGGTCACATAGGAGAAAAGGTGTTTTTTGAGTTTCGGGAGGCTACAAATTTTCTATTTCGTGGGGTATAAATAAAAAAAGGTATAGATACAAATATCCTATTCAGGAATATCTGTAGCCATTAACTCGTTGTTCTTTGTAACAATCAAGCCTTGATTTTCGGGGAGAGCTTTAACAAGAGTCATAATATCACCAAAAGAACTGATATCAGCCTCATGCTCAACTCCATTCACTTCAAAATATTTGAATTGCATAAAAAAAATATAGTAGGTATTGTATAAAAGGGTTTACCTATCTTTCCCTAACAGTTCTTGCTTTAGCAGTCCATTGTTGACATAGTTTCATCATAGATTTGTTGAAAGCCATTGTTCTTTCAAACATATCCATTCCATTTAACAATGAAAACATTTCCTGTTCTAAAACTTCTAAAGACTTTTCACCTTGGTGACTAGTCTCAGATTTATCTTCTCGAGAGGACATATATAATGTCCGGGGGAAGAAGAATATAAGTATATCTAAAAGAATTAACAAAGGTGATGGGGGTTCTCTGGCTAAACCAGTCCTAAACTTTCACCTTAGTCTGCGAAGAGACCTAATCCTAAGAGGGCTACCTTTCATTAATCTCTCGACCGACTATTCCTCACGAAATAATCAAGGTAATCCCTGAAGGACATATCTAATATAATGGAATGATATATAAGTATTACTCAGTCTTAGTCGTGGGGGAAAACTCCGTAAAAAAAGAATAATACTCATCCATAATAAAATTATTAATCATAGCACTAGTATCCTCATCCAACTCAGGTTTAACTTTTGTTTTGTTCTCGTGAGGGAAATTCGGTAATTCTATCAAGTCCTCATACCAGAGCACAACTGCCCCCAAATCTAGCCACTCGCCTAACCATCTGGTATAGCAAGATAGCCTCGACACCTTCTCGAGACGCTCCGCTTTAATTTTGTCATCTGTCTCATCATATGGCTTGTTCTGGAACATATAATGAAAGTGACTCCATGCCCTTTCAATTGGGTCTCTTAATATAATCAAGGGAACAATATGCTGTTGGTTATTCTTGTTAGCCCATGACTCTATAAATTTAGGCTTGTCAAACCACCCATCGGCTTTCTCAATTGAATACCCCAGACTTTGTAAGTATTTCGCTGTGGATGTAGTGCCGCACTTTGAAACCCCCACGATTGTGTAGAACTTTTTCTTATCCAGTTCACTTAGAACGTTGGCTTCGCTTCTATCGAACAACATCATACCTCGCAATATGACCATCTTCCATCTCCCATCCTAAAGGATGTTCTCTTGTTGTTACAGTGTCAAGCCCCCATAAATATTCAGAGTCTTGATAATATTTTGTCTCATACATGCCGTCACTATACTTGTATGTTTCTGCATACTGTTTTTTAATATTGTTTATCTTATCTGTATTAAGCATTAATAAACTCCCTAAATGTTTCAGGTGTTATTGAAATAAATGGATATCGTTTAGGGGTATCTTCATAATATGGATAACCATTAATCTTATCAGTGTTTAGCAAGCAAATTCTCCCAAAAATTTATAACCTCTATTGAACTACGTTCTTTTACATTATTTATCTTATCTGTATTAAGCATTATTTTTCTCCAATGCTACTGCAATCCGTTCTAATAATTCTAATTTCTTAATCCTTTGTATTGCCTCTATACTAATACCATAATTTCTTCTAAGTGTCATTCAAATCCCTCAATAATAAATTTTCAACTGCTTCCTTATGAGCGTTGGCTGCCATTACTCTTAACATAGATAGTCCACCGAACATAGGCTCAACTATGCTCGAGTTGCCGTAGGCTTTATCTGTGTTAAGCATTAGTATCACCAAATATACAATTGTCCATATAAAACTTTTTGGTATATTCTAAATCATCGTTAATAATGGTATAATATAATTCATCACATTCCATTGATTCTAATATGAAAATAAATTCTCCTATCACTTCTCCCGGTGACTGACCATACTTATATTCAGACGCAATAACAATACTACCAAACAATAGAATAATACCAATTAAAAAACCAATACCAAATTTATTCATTATTATCACCTTTAGATATATCTGAACGCATGTCCATTACCCCGGGATGTGTTTCCATATCCTTTTGTTTCAAATCTGCAATTTCCATATAGGTACCTTGGATTCTAAACATGCATTCCATTAATGAACTTATGCTGAATTTCGTGCCTCTGTCTTTTGTATGCTCCCCAAATTTCTTTGCACACGCTAGGCAAACAGTGCTCTCTAATTCTTTTCTAGATAATTTCAATTTCCTATAATTCTCCTTAATGATTCGCAATCAAATCGTACTGCAACATTGCCCGGCTCAGGCTCTGAACCTGATGATGACCAAGGATTGTAATCAACTCGTACATCATACCCACCATTTATTTTATCTGTGTTTAACATTAGTAATACTCCTTGACTGAATAATCATTAGTCTGAATTCTTGTCATCCCAGTTATCTTTTGGGTATTAAGAATTGGTACATCTTCAAATTTGTTTGCATTCATTTTATTTATCCCTCATGTGAAAATCATCACAAACATATTCAGTTACCTCTAAAGGAACTGCGGTTCCACCAATTACAGATGTAACAGTTTTAACTTCGGAATGAAATGAATCACAAATAGTATTCATCTGTGGAGTATCGTCAGCCATAAAGGAACCGATACCTACTCCGAGTAGTCCGCCTAACAAGAGAGCAATAAAAATTGTAACCATATCCACATGGTTAAATTAATAATTTGATATATAAGACTTACTAAGAGTTGTTACTTCTAATTTTATACCAGCCGGTCAACTGTTTTAATCTATGTGCAAACCCTTCTCTGATTCCTGCTTTTGCTTGTGCTCTTGTTATGTCTTCCCCCGTGAAAAACTCTGCCATGAATGATTCATTACCACTCATGATTCTGGCTTCGCTTTGGGAATGAGGCAAACCGAATACACCATGACCAAACTCGTGACGCAATACCTTGTCTAAATCCCATGTTTTACCCTTTGGATTGCTTGGGGTAGGAATTGGATAGTGTGTTGGGTCTATTTCATGCATATCCACCCCTTTACCGTGGTTTGTCCAGTGAAATCGCTTATTTACGACACATTTGCCATCATTGATTCCTCCGAGTGGATAGTACATATATGCTAATGTATTTTTATCTAAAAGTTCATCGTCCTCTTCTGAGTTGAATTGTACTGTAATATCTGCGTCTAATCGGTTTTTTACACGTCTAAACTTGATTGGAACGTGCAATCTCCACCCGAAAAGTGCCATCGAAACTGCTCTTTTTACCTGTTTTTCTGTGATTTCTTTGTCATTATTGAGTATAATGTAGTTCAAAACACCGTTTTTTGGTGATAAAAAGCCAAATTTTCTGTCATCTTCGATTTGTTGTTCAATTGTGACCCCAGAAACCCTTACAGAATCGTATTTTCCGTCTGATTTCGCTCTACAAATCATTTCCGTGACCATATTTGGTATTATTTGGTTACTAGTTAAGTTTAACGGTATGTTATTGTTATATAAGTTATATATATAATATATATAAGTATGAAAATGGATAATAGGAATATCTCAATCTTTTTATAAGAAAAGAAGCCTTTAAAAAGGATGGCAGGTTCACGCGTAAAAGAATATGATGTAATTGATGAGGAAGTAGTCATCAAAACTACAAAGAAAACAACATCTTGTAAATGTATCAAAGAAACTAGAGATATCTCATGTGAAAAACATGCCTAGTCTTTGAAGTTCATCAACCGCATTATGAAATGTTCCCCATCTGCATCTATTTTTTCTTCTTCATGTTTTGCTCCCTCTGTAGCCCAATCAAATAGTCCATGCAACCATTCGTGAGTAACAGTATCCATAAAATCGTGAGTACCTTCTATCATATTAGACATATAGTAATAAATTTTTAATTCATCTGACACATACTCTGCTCTAGGGTCTTCTTCCTCTGGGTATAGGATATATTCTTCATAGAACATGTAATTATTCCATCACAACTTGATAAAAAGATTACTAATTACACTTGACAAATCTTGACAGAATCCTTATATAGTGTGACATAGTGACAATATCATATGGGTTTGTATGATAGTTTATCTAAAGGATTTAATTTCATTTCCAAACGTAATACTACACAAACTGTAAGACCTACAGTATCCACGCCTATGATGAGTACCGATACAGGTGCTAAATTACCAATTTTCCCATTCCCAATGGCTATGGTTGTTGAACTAGCCAAGACTGTAGACGCAGTGAGAATTCCAATTGATACTTTAAACAGAGAAATGTTCAAGAATGGATTTGAAATCAAAGAACGATTCAAATACAAATGTCAGGACTGTTCAAAACAATTTGAATATCCACCTCATGAGAAAAAGAAAGAAACTATATCAGTAGATGAGATGCCTAATTCAGATGTTCAAGATTTAAAAGACGACCCACTCATGTGTGATACATGTGGGGGAAATAACATAGTAAAACCAGACCCAGCAAACAGAAAAAGACTAGAAGACCTAATGACAAAACCAATCAATGGAAACGAGCAGACATTAGAAGAACTATCTAGACAACTAGAACAAGACCTTGAAATATTCGACATGGCATTTATGCTTACTTCCCCTAAATATAAAATCAATGATGATACTGGAAAATCTAAAGTTAAAGAGTATACTGAATATATCAGAATAGACCCACCTAGCATTGCATTCATTGTTGACGCTGATGGTAGATTAGGTTATACTGATACTGGTGCTCAAGTTATGGTTTGCCCTGACCCTGCCCACCGAAAAGAAAATCTCATGTATACCAAAGATGGTGAAGAGGCAAGATGTCACATCTGTAATGCAATTGGATTACCTGCATGGTTCGAAGTTAACACAGTTTATGGACTCGGTGTTCCTACACCAAAAAGAGTTGTTTATGCTAAAGGAGAAATCATATGGAAAGTTGGAAAATACTCACCGGGATTACTTTATGGTTATTCACCAATTTATACCATCTGGTCAAAGGCAATGGCTTTGTCTCACATGGATGAATACATTAGAAAATATTTCGACAAGATGAGACCTCCAAGAGGAATGCTTATTCTATCTTCAAGAAATTATGAAACTTTCAGAAAATCATGGGATGTATTACAACAAAAAGCATTAGAAGACCCATATTCTATACAACCACTGTTAGTAGAAAATGATAAAGGAGCACAAGGTAAGATGGCTGAATGGCTTGACTTTACTGGCTCACTAAAGGAATTAGAGTTTACAGTTATTAGAAGAGAACTCAGAATGATTATCGGTGCATTGTATGGTGTCCTTCCACTTTACTTCGGTGAACTTCCTACTGGTTGGTCACAAGAAGGACTGCAAGTTACAATCACAAACCGTGCTGTCAAATGGGGTCAAGATATTTTATACAAATCATTCTTTAGAAAAATCGCTGACCATTTGGGTATTGACGATTGGGATATCAAACTTAACGAAGGTGAAGAAACTGACAAACTCAGAGACCTACAGATTGAAGGTGTTGAAATTGAAAACATGAAAGCCTATCAAGAACTAGGATTCGAAGTTACCAGAACACCAACTGGAAAATTCGAAGTTTCACAAGAACCTGTGGTTACTTTACAAGACCAATTCAATCAACAGAATAAACAGCCGGGTGAAGAGAATCAGGATACAGTTTTAAAGCCGGGTGAACGTGGTAGAGGCAGTGCTGCTCCAAAAGAAGAACAGCAACGTATGCAAGGTGCTCCCGGAAGAAAGAGAACTGGAACTGAGGGTGGTAATCAAGGTGACCCAAGAGGAGCAGGTAGAGCAGGAGGTATCAGAAAGAATTTCCCTAATGGAATTACACCAAACAATTACGAATTAGTTAAAACCACATTACAGACTTCACTTGATTTCGGTTGGAAGAAAACCAAGACAGTAGACGAATTAAGAAAGGTAACAAAGATGACAGTAAGAGACGCAAGAGAACTTGTAGATAATGAGTTTGATTCATTTAACAGATGGGAGAATGATAATGAAGAAACATCTTAACTGTGAAGAGAACTGTACCCATACCAAAAAGGTAAAAAGAAATATGGGAAAGAAAAAATCACCACTTGTAACAAAAACAATGGAAGCACAAGGAAAAATTAGAACAGTTAATTTAACAGAAAAACCAAAAATGGTACAATCATTACCAGATGATATTATTACAGGTTCAGATAATACAGTAACCGTAGAACTTAACAAAGACGAAACATTGTCAACAAATTCATGGATGAATATTGCTTCAACAATGGTAGGTATACCATCAAATGTAACTAAACATAAAATACTTGAAGAGATTGACAGAATCTTTGGAGCAATCACACTTTCTGACAATGTCGATGCACATACAGAATCGGTGTACATAATTGATGAGTGCTTAAGAAAACTAACCATTCTAAAGAGGGATAAAGAAATTGCCTGAATGTAAAGACGGTGAGTGCAGTTTGCTACCATGTGACTGTTCATGTCATCAATCTACTAGAGATGACTACGAATGTAATATGTGTGGGTGTAAACAGATTGGGTAATGATAGAAAAATCTCCGGTGGAGAACATAACGCTAACGAGAATCAACAGAGACTATGGAAAGCACACCAATCAAATGAATACCTACACGTAAACGATGATAATGAAGCAGTATGTTTTGGTTGTTTTACTAAAGCAGCTTGTGCAGCAACACTTGTAGATATATGTGGAGACTGTGCAGGTAAGAAAGGTAGAGAGGCTTTATTGGCTGTTGTAGCCCCGAAATATTATGGACTATGTTATTTCTGTAGAGACTATCATTTTAATATCGAACAAATCAATTGTAGATTATGCAGAACTTGCAACAGACGAGTTGCTGATACCACTAAAGCATATAACAAAGCAGGTGGACAATTCGGACATGACCCATTCTGGAAATCAATGCGTAGAAAACACGGTAAAGAATGGAAACAGATTATGACCGGTGAGGATACACGGAAAGTAAGACTCTAAAATTTGCAATTATAGGTGCTTACAAATGTGGACAGACTAGTTTAGTAGAATACCTTTACAGGAAATACCCCGGCTGTATTGTAGAAAAGATAGAATGTATTTATAGAAAAGGATTTCCCAATAAAGAATGGAGTGAGAAATACAAAGACTTTGAAAAGATTCTAATTTTTAGAAAGGATAGAAAACTAGCATTCTTATCTAACTTTTTATATTTTCATCCGGGTGTGAACCTATACACATATGTTAATTTTCCTAACAATGAAAATGAAATTAATAATATCTTTGAACAGTTAGATTATGACAGATGGATTAAACATTGGGCTTCTGAGAAACCAACTATTTATTATCTTGAGGAAATATGCAACGACCCACTTTTCCCAAAACTGAACGTAAATTATCTAAAACCGAATTTTGCACATCTCCTAAAATTAGATTTATCCTATCTTGCTGAAAATCATAATATCGATAGTCATACTTTAAAAGATATTTCTGCTCGTCCTTAGCACCACCAATAAATCTGTCTGCATGTTGTTTCATATCACATCCTCTAAATCGGGGGAAGAACTCAATATTACCACTCTTACCATTATACATAACCTTACCATGCTGAACAACTCTAACATTAAACTCATCATTACTAATAACACTAGGAACTAATGTCTCACTCCTAACATGTACAATGGTTCTAAAGAAATCTATATTGCGTTTCTGTGAATCCAAATCTTGGTTAGTAATGACAAACATCTTCTCTTTGTCTGTATCAACATACATATCAAGTATAGGTATTTGGTATATAAGTTGTTCATGTTTTCCCTCATAATACTTTTTGTATTCGGCTATGCTTCTATATACATATATTGATGACGCCATGACTGTAGTTTACATAATACTTATTAATAAACTGTTTGTAGTGTCGATATGCCAAAAAAGTTAAATAACGTGCCAACATGCCAATTGGACAACTGTACGAGGAAAGGTAAGGATATGTACGTGTATTCAGACGGTGAATTCACAATAGCAATATGTTACGCATGTGGTGCATTTGACGGCACAGGCTCACCAGAAGACCTATTAGAGCAATTTGTGTCTGAACCTGAAATCATACTAGCATTAATACATACAGGACATCTTATTGCCCTAAACTAGAACTCAGAAAGAATACTTAAATAGAATAACAGTGGATTACACACATGGAAGATGACATAGCATTTAAACGTATATTCGAACGAATAGACGACATACAGGAACAAATCAACAAACTTGTCGAATCACAGGCAGATATATCAGGCAAGTTTGATACACACCTTTTAGTCGGTAAAGAACTCACACGTTATAAAAAAGAACAGGAACAAATTCTGGCTGGGCATAAAGCAGTAAAAAGAGAAACATCTCTAATAAAATTCAGAAAGATAGTATCCATATTAGGTGTAATTGTAGCAACAGCCGGTGTAGTCATAGCCATTATGATATAACTCTACATCAAGTTTAAATACCTGATTAATGGTTGGATTTACATGGCTTTCACAAAAAATGAAATGGCTCTAGTTCTAGCATCATCAGTTATAATTCTGTTGATAGGAACAGCAGGAGTCGGAATTGCTACTGGATTTGTATACGGTGATATAAAAATCACACAAGAACAATTTAGTCAGGCATGGCAATTCAGCACAATATTTGCAGGTGCTGCACTAATGTATTTTGGATTTAGAGCAGGACAGTCAAACGGTAATACGACTACACAATCGTAACCCTCTTTTTTTATTATTAAGAATATTTATAAAGCATTAGCGTCAACTAGATATACATGACAGACGAGATAACTGTGTCCAATTTTGTCACAAAACAACTAGTTATTAAAGAAGATAATACAGACCGTTTCTTTGAAGGCATATTATCAGTAGAGATTAAAGACCGTCAAGGAGAGATTACAGATATAGATGAACTATACAAGGCTCTTCCAATATGGATGGAGAGAAATGCACCAATGTCAGACACTCATTCAAATCGTATTGTAGGCAGAGGTATCAATTTTGAAAAAGTAACACTTCAGGCTAAAAATGGTGAGAAACTCCCAGCAATTAAAATTTTAGGTAAAATACATTCAAACACAGCATTAGATGATTTCATTTGGAAACAAATAGTTGATGGTACTTACAAAGGATTATCATTCGGAGGGGCAACAAAAGCAAACAGAATACCAGTACCACAATCAGATGGAACGATGGCATACAGATTAAAAGACCTAGAGATATATGAAGTGGCAGTATGTGAAGACCCAGCAGTTGCATTCGCATTAATTACAGATGTAAACCCATTAGCAAAGGCAGTCCATGTAGAAAAAGATGGAGAAGAATTAAAAGCCAAATGTGATGGTACAAGTTGTTATATCAACGCAGAAGTAAGAAAAGCAGATATGGGTACTCCAATAGACCAAGACGATGTTCCTAAAGAAGTTGAAACTCATATTGGTGAAGCCAAAGGTTATAACCCAGAAGCAACTGAAGAAGGAGAAGAAAAATTAAAAATACATATGATTGATTCCAATGGTACTATTTGGTATGAAGCAGGAAAAGATATTTACGGACAAGACGAGGAAGACTTTCCTGAAACTGATTTAAAGAGACCAGACGATAAGACTAAACCATTACCTACTAAATATGGAAAAATGGAATTTGCAGCCTGTGAGGCACACGCAAAGAAAGACCCATCGGTACACAATGCCGGTGGATATTGTGGCTCAATTCAGCAACACGTAGATAAAGATACTAAAGTTCATGCAGGTCAAAAAGAATACAGTTCAACTGAATCTTGTATTTCTGGAGAAGGAAATAAAGATGACATTAGAGACGCTGAAGCATACTGTGGGTCACGTCATAATAATGAACATGGAATAAATCCTAATGCACCAAAACATAAAGCAGACCATGTAATGGGTTCAACAGGTGTAGGTAATCAATGTGATGAAAAAGCAAGTTGTTCTGAAAAACCAGACCTATCTGAAACAGGTGTAGACGAAGTAGCAAAACCTGATGGAGATAGACAATACTTTAAAAAATCATGTGGATGTTCAATCATAATTCAGAAAGATATAGTTGGTACAGGCACTGAAAACCCAAGAGGGTTAGGTGCATATAATACTACAGTAAACGGAACCGGGGGAAGTAACCAAGTAACATCATCAGAATCAGACCCTAAAGACGAGAAAAAGAAAGACGCAGACGCAATAACTCCAGAGAAACTAGGAGACCCAACCAAACTAGGAAACAAGCCTACAGACCCTATTGCAAAGAAAGAATGTGAATTTGAGAAAGGAGTAAGAAAATATTGGGAGGAAAATAAAAACACAGACAACAACTCAGAACTACACCTAGCAATAAAAGACTATATAGAAAACTACAAAGAAGAACCAATGCCTATACTAAAAGCAATTAAAAACAAAGCAGAAGAAGAATGGGTAATGGAAATGAACAAGTTTTCAACATCAGCAGAAGGAATAGCACAGTATGGTGACAATGTAGAAGTATCTCCTGAAGGACATTTAGTAAATGGCGTAGGAAACATAATCTTTATAAACCCCTTTATATAGAATTATTATAACAACATGACCACATTAGATGACATAAAAACCATAGCCAAAGCTGACGAAGAGGAAAAAGAAAATCCCTTCGAGAAAAAAGCAGAGGACGAGAAAGACGAAATCAAACCAGAAGTGAAAGCTTCTGACGATGATGACAAAGAAGAAACCAATAAGGCAATCCTAGAAGCACTCAAATCAATTGTCGCAAGACAAGACAAGATGGAGAAAGCAATGGAGACACCTACTGACCTACCACAAAGCCCAAAAGGCAATGCTGATAGCGAAGATATTGGTGACAAAGTCACTGCACCAAAAGACCCTTACCCAACTGGTGACCAATCCGGTATCCAAGATGCCAATGGAAAAGTCGAAGATAAACCAGAAGGAGATAAAGGTGACCTTAAGATGCAAGAGAAATCTATCTCATCTCATGTAACATCACCAGTCGAAAGACCAACCACAAACGTGTCAAAAGCACAAAATGCACAAGAAGACCTCTTGCCATACCAAATTCTCTCAAAATGCAGAAATGCAGGTTTTGAGAACTTGTCAATGGTAGGAAAAAGTCTATTGGACATTGCTGAAAAATACGATAAGGAGGGTACTTTATAATGGTGAACGGCATTAGAACTATGGACGAATTAGAGTCTCTATACTACGGTGGATTTAGCCGAAGCTTAATCTCCAAGACCAACAACCCAATGTTAACATCAACAGGAGGCGTTTTCAACGCAGTCTTTGGTGCATATGCATGGGCACAATTAAATCTTGAAGCAAACGCTTTCGGTATCTTACCAAAATATCCTTGGGATAAATCTGGATGGAGGGTTATTTCCGCAAGACCAACAGTCGATACAGCACAAGGCAACACCTCTAAAGGTGGTGTCGCAGAAGGTGGTGTAATTCCTGACACAATCAAGCCTACAATTGCTGAGATTGATGTTAGACCAAAGACTATGGCACTAACTTTCAGTACATCTGAAGTTATGGAATGGCTCTCAAATCACAGTAAAGACGATATTTGGGGTGGACTCGGTTCATTAAGATTGTATATGGCTGTACAGCACAAAGAACTCATCAATCAAGCTCTCTTGAATGATGTAGCAACTGACGCTGCTGCTGCAAGTGCAAACTTTGCCGGTACTAATGACTTTGAATCATTGGATAGAATTATTTCTTCCGATGCTGAAGAAGACTCACAAGGCGGTACATACACAGACTATTATGACCCTTGGAAAGCAACTACCTCTGCAATTGACAGAGATAGTGGAACTACTTACGATGCAACAGTTGAATCAGCATCCGGTACTTTAGGTACTGATGGTGTCTTAACTGATGATGTAATTAGAACTCACCTCAGAAAAATCAGAATTGCTGCTGGTAAAGACCCAAATGTATTCTTAGGAAGCCACGAAGTTTACTCCGAAATTCAAGGCTTATACCTTCCACAAGTCAGGGTCGCAAACCCATACGGTGAGAAGATTGTACAAGTCGATGTTAACGGAATCAAAACATTCGATGGAACTGGTGTAGGTATCCACGTAAACTCACTCTACGGCATACCATTTGTACCAACCAAAGATGCTCCAACTACTGGAGGAACTGAAGTCGGTAGACTATTTGCATTAGATACTTCTGATGCAGAAGGATTTGGTTATCCTAGATTAGGAATTCAAGTCGCAATTCCAACCGAGTATTACGAAGCCACAAGACGTACTCCGGGTTATCCATTTATCAACAGTAACACACTTGTTGAGAAAGCATTGTTCAGAACAATGGGAGAAACTGTCTGTAGACACTTTAAATCACAAGGCAAGATTAGAGACATTAAACTTTAGTCGAACCAATTCCCACTTTTTCATTTTTTTAAATCTTTATATATAATGACTTTCCACATATTTTAATGACTCTCGCAATCGCAGTGAATTCCGATTACCAATCAGTAACCGGGAAAACACTATCCATACAAGCAGAACTATTATCCAAACTCAAAACAGCAATTGTAGACGTAACCTATACATCAGAAGATTACGATATTGCAGGAAACGTCCTAGATTTAACCCTAGACGGCAGACTCACTACAATTATTGCAGTAACAGTTCTAGAGGTTTCAACAGGCAATATACCCCAATACGTTCCAGCAGCCCTAGGTGCAGCAGCAACAGGGAAGCTAAAACTATATGAATCAGGAACTGCAAGTGCAGTCCTCGATGAAGCAGATGATGCCGACTCTATCACTATGACCTGTAAACTACGAGTAGTAGGATTTTAGTTTTTTACACCCTTTTTTCTTTTTTTCCAATAACTTTATAAGGTAGACTATACATAATTACGTATGGCTCAGGAAGACCAACGTAGAGAGAAAACCACAAATGATGGAAGTTCAATAGTTGGGCTACATAATAGAAATTTAGCATTAACATCAACTGACGCTTATGCAACATGTTTAGATATTGACTGTAGAAATGTCAGAACTTCAGTATTTACATTATATTGTATTACAAATGATTTAAAATATGAAATTTGGGCAACAGCAGATTGGTTACCAGACCACACTGATATGACCGGTACAGATGCCACAGATTATGGAAATGGCTGGGTACAAATAAAAGCAGAAACGACATTAACAGCAGCCGCAGCACCTGTAATAGAGACTTTAGACAATCCTTATAATAGATGTGTTGTTAGAATCAAAGCAGCCGTTGGGTCAAGTCAAGGTGTATTAGACATATATCACCGTGGCGAATCTTAGATGGGTTTAGGCACTTTAGATACAGGCAAATTTAATGAACTAGCATCAAGTTCTGCCGGGCAAGAAGCAATAAAATCAGCTTGAAGTAAGGTAATACATGTTTAGTTACTAGAGCAAACTTTAAAAGATAGGAGCACATATTTAAGCATATGGTTACTCCTGTCTACTGTACTGTGCAAGATGTTGCAGATTTTTTGAGGGTAGATATAACAGACACAACCACACCAAACAAAGCACAAGTAATTAAACTAATCAACAGAAAAGAAGATGAAATAGACAGAAGAACTGGTCACGCATGGCGTGAGGCAACTGCCACTACTGAAGTACATGATATGCCTATTATATATGAATTTGGTTGGGGTACTCCTTTATTCCTCCGACATAGAAAAATCAGAACAGACGCAAACGGTGGACTAGTATCTAGTTCAGGAGATTCACTTGAAGTATACGATGGTGCTTCTGGAGGGAATACTGGTGGGTCTGCAAACTATAATGATATTACAGATAATGCTGATGGTGGGTTTGTACTTGACCCCGAATATGGAAGACTTTACATGAGAGGATTTATCTTTACAGTAATGAGAAAGAACAGAATGAGAATTACTTATCGTTATGGTGACACAACTGTTCCGTTAGACATTGAAGAGGCATGTGTAAAAATGGTAGCAGTAGAATTACTATCAACATCATTTAGAGCAGACATATTGCCTGTAGGTGGTTCAGGTGGATGGTCTTGGGGAGATTCAATAAACCAATGGAAAGAAGATATAGATAGAACCATACACCAACGTCAAGAGATTATTCCGATTGCATGACCGCTCAACCATTCGATGCTGAACTACAAGAAGAAGCAAACAGATATTTACAATCTATTAATGAAAAACGTGGGGAAGCAACAACAGCCAGACAAGAAGGACAAAGAAAAAGAAGACTACGAGAAGCACTATACAAACTATCATCAGTAGCAAGTGGAGTAAAAGAATTTACAACAGATGAAAAGAGTTTCACAGACGCAGCGATAAGTGCAATTGTAGAATCTGCTAATATTAAAAATTCAATTGGTGCAGATATAGAACAGTATGGCTCCCCACCGGGAGGAGAACTTATAGATGATACTAACTATGAAGAGGAAGCAGAAGAAGATGAGGAGATTGTTGGATACGTATTAAAGCCACAAACTGCATCATTATTTGGAACTAAGGATGGATTTTCTGATTGGATGAGAAATGTATATCTAAAAGAGAGACCTAATTTAGATAGAATGGTCAATTTTAATTATTGGAGAGTTAAGGACGGCTCATATCATTTTGGTACAGAAAGGTCAAGGGCAGCAAAAATGAAGGCAAGAAAGTGGTTATCTTGGAAATTGAGGGAGAAAATATCAGCACAAGGAATACAACCAAACTCAGTCACGTTCTCAAAGAACAGCACAATCCTTAACTATGATAACGGTTCACATACACTTGATAGAGGTAGAATGTAATGGGAGTAGGAACTTATGATGCAATTGACGATATCATTAACATGATGAATGATGAATGGAACTACGATAACGATGATGTTCCAAAGCCTAAATTCACTGTAAACTGGGAAGAGAAAGCAACCGGTATTATTGATGATACTCAGGATATAGTCGTACTCACACCCGGAAATGAGAAGATAGATTACTTTAGTTTATACGGTAGAGACCATTTACACTATCCTGTAGTCATAATCGATATCCGGGGATATGGAACAGAAACAAGACATAGAAACGTAGTAGACCAAATAGACAAAATACTAAAAGCACAGGTAAGAAGAACAGGCTATACAGACCTAAGAATCACTTCTACAAAGAATCTGAGTCATAACTACAGAAACATGCACAGATACGTTATGGAAGCCACATACAGAATCCTAAACCCATAACGACCTAGCATTAGAGATAAGTAACGGAATTACCCTCTGTAAATCGTGTCATTGGGATTATCACTACTACAAGAATACTTAAATACTTTAAAAGAATACAGTACCTATGGTGAATACCCTTAGTTAGGACAGGCTCTAGTGGCTATCTGCAATATGGACATGAAAACACATTTGGTGGAGGAGCCACACGGACTAGAGTTTTCGGTTTAGAACAAAAATTATCAGGTGTTACTTGGAAAAATAATCAAATCCCATTAAAAGCGTTAGGCGATATTGAAGTTCAATGTTTTGCTTATGGTAAAAATGAAGGTACAGGTTCAGTAGAATTTGTTTTATCTAATCCTTGGATTTTCGGTTTTATGTTAGGTGAAAATGATGACGCTTCAGCAGGTATAGACACTTCAGGTTCTGCTTCAGATTATACACACGTATGGTCATCAAAATCTACAGACTTGACAGCCTCTAATACAGGTGTTGTAATTCCTAACACAATGCATATGGAATTTGGCTTGGATGCAGAGACAGAAGATGTTGTCAGAAATATGAAAGGAGTTGTATTAAATTCATTAAACTTAAAAGCCTCATTGGGAGAAACTGTAAAATGTTCTGCTGAGTTAGCATGGGGTAATGAAGACACAATAGGAACAAGTGTTGATACAACAATTGCAGCAGATGATATTAAATTCCCATATACTTTTGCACATGCAACTATGGAATTACCTGATGGAACAGTAATAGCACAATTACAAGAATTTGAAATTAACTTTGGTATGAATACAGAATTACTTTATGGTATTGGTTCTGCCAGTGCAGTAGGAGCATACAGAAAAATATTCGAAATGTCTGGTAAATTTAAAACAGCAGTTGTAGACAAGACTCAAATTGAAAGAGTATTCCATGCAGCCGATGGAACTACACCAAACACTGGTGTAGCAACATTACAAATTACATTAACAAATGGTTTAGCAACTACAGCAGAAAAAGCAATTATTCTTGACTTTACTGGAGTAGGTGTATCAGACCATTCAACAGAAATTTCACCGGGTGAACCAGTCTTTGAAGATTTGTCTTGGACTTTAAGAAGTGTTGACATCACAGCAAACAACAGCATAGCATCTCCCCCATAGACTTATATACTTCTGTTTTATTACTATTATTAATGCCAGAGTTTAAAGTCAATATTAAAGGTGTAGATGAAGATGTATCATTTATTGATGATTTAACGTGGGGAGATACACAAAAAATACTAAAAGCATGTATAGACATATCAGACCCAAAAGCAATCAGAGTAAATATACCACTATACCAGCAAATGATATTACAAGCATGTATCACTAAATCACCAGTAGATGTAAAGAATCTTACTCTATTCAATCAATTACCATCAAAAGTAGTTACGAAAATCATGTCTGAGGTCATGAAAGTGTTCCCTTTAGAAGAGTTAGTCAAACCGTGGATAACAGCGATGACAGGGGAGGACTCGATAGAATCACTGATGAAGTCTACGTCTTCTGTGCCCTAGTCTTCAAATGGGATAAAGAACAGGTAGACAGGCAACCAACAGAATATTTAAAAAGGACGGTTGAGCTATCTCAAGAGAGGATAAATGAAATTGTTGAAAATCTTTTCAAGGGGAAATAGTATATAATGTCTGCTCAAGGACAGGCTGTCCAGATATCATTCAAGATATCTTCTGACTCCCTAAATAAATTACAAAAAGTAATGAGTGGTAAAGGCTCATCATCTGGTTCAGGGGGAGCAGGTGGATTAGGTAAAGGGATGGCTCAGATGCAAAAAATGGGTATTGGTGGAATTGCCAAATTAGCAGGAATTGCAGGTGGTATAGGAATCTTAGTGGGATTAATTAAAAAGGTAACAAGTTTAATATTTGATTCATCACCAATGTTAAAACAAATAATGAATCTTATGAACTTTGGATTGATGTTGATATTCAGACCTATCGGAGACTTTATAGGATTCATGTTAAGACCAATTGTGGTATTATTATTAAGACAGGTAATCATACCATTTTACAGAGACATACTTCCAATAGCAAGAGAGTTTGGAGATTTCTTAGGTGGAGGTCTAGTTGAATTATGGGAAGACCCATCAGGTTTTATTTCAGATGCAATTAATGCAACAGGTGCATGGGCTCAAGAACAAGTCCTAAGTATGTTAGATGGTACATTTGATTGGGAAGCATTGGGTACACAATTATTAGATGGTGCAATAACATATATCAAAGCAATGCCATATGTACAATTTCAATTATTTCTTGCTGAAGTATTATCAAAAATAAACTGGGATGGATTTACGTCTGGACTAGGTGAGATTGCAGAATCATTTGCTTTGAATATAGGAACTAGATTATGGGAACTTCCCGGATTCATATTCAATGGAATTGTAAATGCAATATTAGAAGTTGACTGGCTTGCGAATTTACTTTTCTTACCGGGAATAATATTCTGGAAAATATATAATGGTATACAAGGAATAGACTTTTTGTCAGAACTAAATAAGTTAGGTCAAACCATTAAAGATAAAATATGGAATGCCATTCAAGGAATAGATATATTAGGTAAATTGGTTGACGTTGGTTATTGGATTAAAGATTTGATATATAATGCTATAATGGGTATAGGAGGAAGTATAGGAGGTGTATTGGGATTCGCAGACGGTGGACAAATCAATGAGCCTATATTTGGTATTGGTAAATCTGGACAGATGTATACATTTGGAGAGAGAGGTTCTGAAACAGTTGTACCTAATGGAGAATCAGGTGGGGGAGGAACCACAGTAAACATAAGCATAGGAAACATATCAAGTGAAGGAGACATGGCTGCATTTGAAAGACGTGTTACAGAGGTATTAGAATCTGTGAACAGTAGGAGAGGTAGAACATGACAATAGGACAGGTACAAGATGTGTATTTACAAAAGGTATTGTTAGATAAATCAACTGGTAACTATTCAATATTAAAAGAATACAAAGTTCCAAATCTTAAAACCATAACAATTTCATTGAACACTCCTGTATCCCCAATGCCATTGCCTGAAGAAGGAGCAGATGACAATATACTTATTAAGATAGAAGGAAACTCTGCAACTATGGCACTTGCATGGACTATTAAAAATGAGGCAACTTCACCAATAACATTTCCAGCCGCTTCAACAATAACTGAACCTATTGAACAGGTTAATTACTTTATGAACGAGCCCGGTGATGGAGCATTCCAACCATCAAGTATAGAGGATAACTACAGAGTTCAAATTAAAGAAGGTTCTACTGTTGTATATGAGAAACTAGGATTCTTTACAAAGTTTGCAATCTCATCCGGGGGGTCATCACCTGTAACATGGGAAATAAATACAACACTAATAATAGGAGATGTAATAACATCATATGAAGAGAAAGTACCAAAGAAACCTACAGGACTAGCACAAAGTGGAAGCAATGGTTCAGGAGAAATAAAACTTATATGGAATGAACCAAGCATAACAAACGGTACATTGACAGGAACTATAGTAGCACATAGAAAAGAAGGTAAAGGATTCTTTACAAATGTAGCAACTGCTACAACAGACCCAAATGTATCATCAGAATATACATTGAGTGGATTAACATCAGGTGCAAAATATGACATAAGAGTTGCCTCTAAAGTAACCAATCACGGAGACTGGTCTGATATATTAGAGGGTGAAACTGCTGGGTAAGGTTAAATTATTAGTAGAGAAATATGTATCTGGAGTAATAGATGACAGATTTCCAGTAAGAATACTAAGAGCAAGGGTTAAACAGGACGGAGATAGAGCAGTAGATTCAGCAGAATTTACAATCCCTATGACAGAAGAAGTAAAAATAGGAGACAGAGTAAAATACATTCAAGATGATGTTGAAACTAATAACTTGGCAGCCTTGTGGAATTTTAATTGTAATACATTAGATGAATCTGGTTATAGAAATGATGGAAATGATGGAACTCATACAGCCTCATTAACTCAATCGGCAGCGTCAATGGAATGGGTCGATGATGTTCCAATTGTTACTAAAATTGTAGGTGCAACTCAGAAAGTAACCGTGGCAAACACAACACATAAGATAACAGGTACACCTAACGTATTAGATTTCACTAAGGAATTTGACATATTTTTGAGGGCAAGAGATATACAACAAACAGCAGCCGTAGAAGTATTATTCAGCAAAAGAGATGCAACAGACGGAATAGAGATAGGAAAAACAGCAGCATTAGTACCATACGTAGACATAACATCATCCTCAAGTACACAGACTATAACAGGAACAACCGACATATCATTAGATTGGAGTTTAATACGTGTTAGAAGAGACTCAGCAGGACTAGTACAACTGTTTGTAGATGGTGTAGAGGAGGGAACATCAGTAACTGACACAGCAGACTTGTCTGTTACAGGCAGTGCATACTTTGGAGCAGATTATCTAGGTGCAAAAGGTGTAGCAAACGCACAATTTGGAATGTTAAGAATATATGTTAAAGAGAATCTATCAGATATCGATGCAGCAGCACTGTTAAATAACTTTAGACAACCACATACTATGAAATTTTCTGGAATTGTGTGGAAAATTAAAGAGAAAACACATAGTAAGACAATATTCTGCAAGGGAGATAATAAAGTATTTGCAGAAACAGAACTTAATAAAAACATATTAGATTCTAGAGATGAATCAGGTAGCAGTAATGGTGAAGATAATATATTTTTGACTACTGGAGGTAGTCCACTTACAACTGAAATAATTTTAAATCAGATTTTAAGTGAGGTTGATTCAGAATATGCTGTATGTCAAACTTCAAACTCTTCAACGGCTAGAAATTTTATAGGAACTGGAAATCTTTTGGCAAATATACAATTATTACTATTAGCTGATAATGATGGATTCTATACATTGCCAAGAAAAGTATTGATTGTTGAGGATATTTCAGATGGTGATACCACAAACATACTTTTTGAGAATGGTAGATATGAAATAACAGAAACAGGTGAAGATGATTCAACAATGGTTAATGATTTAGAGGTAGTATCTGACGCTATACACAGAACTAGGTTAGAAGAATTCAACGGAACCGGGGCACAAACAGCATTCGTATTAGCAAAAGAACCAGAATCAATAGTAAGAATATCCATAGGAGGAGCAGTAAGTACAGATGCAGATTACACAGTAACCAGACGAGATAAGACAGTTACATTTGGAGCAGCCCCAGCTTCAGGAACAAATAATGTTGATATAGAATATAAGTTTGTAGATGACACATCAAACGTATTTTTATCAAGAAGTGTAGAAAATATAAGTATTGCTGCACATGGTAGAAAATCAAAACGACTTGATGCTTTAGGAGTTGTTGATATAACAGATAAAACCGGCATAGCAACAAATTATATAGCAGCAAATAAAGATGCAAACAAGAGATTAAAAGTAATTGCCCCAACATTACTAAATTCCATTCGTATAAATAATGGTGTACAGATAGTGAACTCAAACCTAGGTATCAATTATATTACTGGAAAGTCACCAGATAGTGTTAAAATCAAATCTATTGAATGGTTATATCCAGAGGGTAAGACTACAATGATGTGTGGTGAACATCAATTTGATTCATATGACTTGGACAAGTTCACTACTGAGGTCGTGAGGGGAACCAGCCAGAGAACACTAGGAACTCAAACCCTTTAGTGAAAGTAATCTTTATAAGGTAGAATAGACCATATAATTTCAAGATGGAAATTAAAGAAGCAAATTTTGATACAGTCGATGCAAGACTAGAAGCACATAAATCTTGGAAAGACCACTTACCTAATTTCTTATCTAGAGGTGTCGAATTAGACCCATCAAATAACATCTGTATTGTAAGACAAAATATGGATACTTTAGACAAAACTTGGAATTATACTCATAATATTGTAACTAATGACGGAGATT